CCGATCTTGCTCGATTTGCAATGGGAAAGGATCTGACAGCAGAAGAACTCGTGCAGGTTATCAATCGTAACATGATGCGGCGTACGATGGCTGTGGCAGGTCTCAATCCTGACCTAACAACGGGTAAGCTTTCAAGCATGCCTTCCGTAACGATGCAGCCTAAGTACACGGATGAAATGGTCAGGGGCAAGAGGTACTTTTCCTCTCCAGAGGATAGGCAATATCAGCCAACCTTAGAACCCACTCCTCTTCCATCTTATCCTGGGATGAAGGTCAAGCTTGTACAAACAGGAATATTCAATGGACTGAAAAAACTTGCGGATAACTTTGATCATATTATTGAGCCATATGGCGGAAGTGGATTCTTTGGAAACAAACTGTTTCCAGGAAAGTCTCGAGTACTTAATGATACAGGAGATGTACAATTATTTCACGAAGTTACAAGGACTAAGGAAGGGGCAGATGCTGTTGCAAATAAGGTGAGAGAACTTGTAGCTCCGATGAAACGCGTGCAAGATAAGTATCCAAATGGAGGACCAGAAGCTGTATTAGCTGCACGAGAATGGTTACGCAACTTCAAGTCACTTTCACCGACGGATGATATCACTAAGGCAGCTGTTGTATGGCTCAAGAATTCATCATATACAAACATCAGAGCAGATGCACAACAATTTATAAACATTAAAGGTCAGTATTGGTTGATGAAACCAAGTAATCTTGAAGGACAGCTTAAAACGATCAGAAGAAATCCTGATCTTCTTAAGTCAACAACTTTAACAAAGGATGATGGATCAGTTACAATAAGGAAAGCAGGACAAAACGATCTGATACTTGATGACCATCCTTATCCTAAGTCTTCATCATCAAAATCATCTGGGACTGTCATAGGATATGGAGATAAGATTACGTCAGTTCAAGATGTAGTTGAGCATATTAGAAATGATCTTGCACCTGCAGCATCTGAAGGAAAGCATATTGTGTCAACAAATTATGCACATGCAGAGATTAGAGAGGCGTATGAAGATGCAGGATTTATAGTAAAGTCCGTTCTTAGAGAAACATCAAATTCAATGGAACCTCAACGAGAACTTGTAGCATATACAAGTAATCTTACTGATGCCTTTCCTCAAAAGCTTTCACTTTCTGAAATGAAGAGACGTATTGCTGATGGTACATTGAGAGAGGAGGATTTACAATATCAGTACAAACGACCAAAAGCCGAGCGCGTCTCCTCAACCAATGTAGCTGGACTTGAGCCCGAGGCCGAGGACCTTCTCCGTGTCGTCCTTGCCGACCACACGCCGGAACGTATCTCGTGGGATGCTACGGAGGACCTCGCCCATACCTTCCTGCAAGATCCGAAGAAGATGAGATCGATACTTGCAACGGTTGATAAGGGTGGAATACCAAATGCAGGGGAGATGAGAGCACTTGTTCTCTTTGCAAATGAGGCAAATAAACAACTCCGGCTCATGATGATACCGGATGCAGGAGATGTTGCAACAGACTACTTTGCTCTTGGCAATGCTGCACTGGCATATAAGGAGGTTGCCTTCGCAAGGGATAAGGCAGCGAATGACGTAGGACGAACCCTTCGTATCCTTGCTAAGGATTCGTGGAATATGATTAGGGAACTTGATTCCCTTGCAAGTCTATCTCCTGCAGCAAAGAAGGCACTGGAGAAACTGGATAAGACTGATCCTGTCGCTGTCAAGAAATGGCTAAAGGACTACTCTACCGTACCGACAGTGACGGACTATCTCAAGGCTGTCTGGTATAGTGACGTGCTCTCAGGTCCGCCTACGCAGCTCGTCAACATCGCAAGTAACTCGATCTGGGGCTTCCTACAACTTGGACATCGAGCCTTGCAAGCCACGGTTGATGCAGGTGTCTGTGAGCTGACAGGGGCTGAGAGGAAGTACTTCCTGGGTGAGGTCATTCCCATGTGGCTTGGGATGAAGGCAGGTGTTGCGAAGGGACGTGCTCGTGCGATGGAGGTGTTACGTACAGGGGAACTTAAGGAGGAAACGGATGAGAGCAAGTGGTTCTATGAGATAGGTGAATCCGCGGTTACGGCCTTCGAGCGGAGTCCTCATACAGCACTCAATGCCCTTGCACCCTATGTCACGATGCCGAGCCGCGCCCTTCGTGCAGCGGACGTATTTGCCAAGACAATCGCGTTCGATGGGGAGATGCAGGCACTCGCGTTTCGTACCGCTAAGCTCAAGGGACTCGCGGAGGGATCGAAGGCATTCGATGATTTCACAGCTAACTTCGTCTTACATCCTGATCGTGCATCGATTGAGCATTGTGGTAAGTTCGCAAACTATGCGACATTCATGGATGAGCCAGGACAGCTGACCAAGTCAATTACCTCTGTTCGTAATGCAGTACCGGGTGGATTCCTTGTCATTCCCTTCGTCCGTACCATTGCAAACATCACCAAGCGCGGCCTCGAGCTCATCCCCGGCATTGGCACGACAGGTGCAATGCTTGAATATCATAGAGGAACGAAACGATACAATGAGTACATTGCAACGAAGGCAATCAATCCAAACTCGAAGGCGAAGGAGGTCTCCAAGCCTGTATTCAACACCGCTGACGTTGTGGCCAAGCAGCTCGAGGGTGCCTTCGTCTCCGCTGTCGTACTCAGCCTGTTCAGTCAGGGAAAGATAACGGCGGATGTTCCACAGGATCCATCGAAACGGGATGCGTTCTACCGCGAGGGTAAGTTGCCTTGGTCGATCAAGGTCGGGGATACATGGTACTCGTACAGGCGAATGGAGCCTCTCAACCTTCTCCTCTCAACCATAGCGATCAGGGAGCAGGCCTTACTCAATGCGAAGGATGGTGAGGAAGCTACGAAGATATTTGGTGACTGTGCCTACGCTGTGTTTCATAACTTCCTCAATTCCACCTATACGAGTAACATGCTTGCGCTTGCCGATGAGCATAGCACCATCCGAATGCTCGAACGTATTCCTGCCTCCTTCGTACCATACAGCGCATTCTGGAACTCACTCAGTCGCTCTTACGACTCCGCAACGAAGGGTGAGGTAAAGGCTCGGGAGTCGAAGGGTGTGTGGAATCAGCTGTCAAACACCCTTTACTTTGTTCCCGGAGTTCAACGTGCAGAGGCTCGAAGGGATGTGTTTGGGACTGAGGTAGTAATCCCGGGGAATGTCTTTGAACAGTGGCTGCCTTACAAGCGTTCTCGAGAGACTGTTGAACCTCTTGAGACCGAGCTTGAGAGGTTACGGATATACCCCGCGGTTCCGGACCGAACAGTTCGAGGAGTAATTGTTCCAGACACTCTGTATCGCGAGTACGCCTATGCATACGGCGTCGCAACCAAGCAGGCACTGCAAAGAGTAATCGGCTCACGTTCATATCAGGCTGCCTCCGACCTTCGGAAGGTTAAACTTCTCGACCGCGCGATGCTTTCTGCTCGTGCACCGATCCGTCGTCGTCTCATTCGACAGCTTCGTTCAGATGGTTTGATGCATGCCCCAATGTGAATGTTCGTTCGGAATCTGAACGAAACTATTCAATTCCGTACTCAATCAAGTAGGCGAGCTTGACTGTTGTACTCGAGTTGCGTTCCGCGATCTCTGCGGCTACTGTTAAGGAGTTTATTAGTTGCTCAGGTCTTTCAATAAATTCATCCTCACATATTCTATTATAAATCTCAAGCCATTTTGCATGAGCAGGATTGTCCCATAGGTTCAGGCACCCCTCGATCTTCCCTTGTACTGTCTCCTCAGCCTCGTAGGTGCATCCTTCCTCTCCGCACATGAGGGAGTGCAGGAGGTCGATTGCCCTTGCCTGCTCCAGTGTCACACGAGAACTGAGTGTGTCTTCGAACTTATCCAGTTGTGATTCATCAAGTAACTTTGCGTCGAGGAGTGCCTTTCTAATCTCAGTCCAGTCGTTTGTCATCGTTCCTCTCCTCTTTCCAAAGGTTAGTGCCCATCGAACATCAAGAGTATGTTCAATTCTTTCCTCATCTTCAACTGTCTTTGCGTAGTATTCAGCGAGTGCAATAGGATCACCTCTAAAATGAAGTTCCATCTCTATTACATGATTAAGTAACTCATGTTGCATGTTCTCCATCATCTCTCTCCTTATATGTCATGGTTATATTTCCGTGTCCATCCTGTCGAATATCACATAGCCCTCGTTCCCTCACGACTGCGATGGCATCATTCAGGTCTGTCCTCGAGGCATCGAAGGACATGGTATCAAGGAGGTCACGCATTGTAAGCGTCTTGCGCTCAGCCAACATAGCAATGACCTTTGAGATTGTGTCGGCAATTGGATTCTTCCCAACACCACTAAACGTATGTTGCATTTTTCGTTCAGCAATCTCGAGTGTTTGGATGGCACGCCCGAGGTCTTGTTCGGTCAGCTCCATATCACCACCGCGGCTGGCATTCATTATCATACTCAGCTTGAGTACGTGTACTGGTCTCCTTTCAATGTAACCTGCGAAGCGGGAGTCGTCGAATGGTGGGTGACCTTCCTGTGCCTCATACCATGGCTTCCAGAGGTCTTTGAACGTTTGGTCGATTTGAAACTCCCCTGACATTGCATTGATCGCCTCGAGGTCACGCATTAACTGATCCTCGAGTTCTCCGTCTCCTGCTGTTTCATTGTAGGGCTCGGAGATGACTCGTCCTTTCTTTGGTTCGAAGATGAAAATGATTCGAGAAGTGAGACCACCTCCAATAGCATCACGTGGAAGCGTACTTTGGATAAGATCAGGCGTTGTTGCTCCAATGAGATTGACCCAGACTCCTTCGATATCATCCGTTCCCATATGCTTCGTTCGATACTTCCAACGATCTCGACAATCGTACCAGTCGGTGAGGTCTGACATGAGTTGTCCATTGTTGTACCCCAAGAATACGGTTAACTCTTGACTGTAAATGGTTAAGCTCGACGAGTTGTACATCATACCCGTGACGGCATTGATCGCCGTGTCGTTCGCCTCCTTCAACTCACGGATGAGTGCCTCACGTGTAATGGCCTCGGCCGCCATCCTCACCCCGAGCTTTCGCAGGAAGAAGTATCCTGGCCCCATCGCAGTTCCCTTCCTGCACTTCCCACTCGGACCTACCAACACGATGTACATATTCGGATACAGGACGATATGCCTTCCCCAGTTGAGTGAACACTTACGCTGAAGGGCGGCTGCTATGACGGAGATGGCTGTCCACGTCCTGTATGTTACAGGAGGTTCATCCCTGTCTGTATATTGGAGATAGGAGCTCAGCCAGTCGTCCAGCAGTCTCATAGGCATTGGACTTTATATCCTCCATTTGCTTCATATTGTATCCGACGCTGAGGTCGGCAGGGATACGGAACACTCTTCCACTCCATGTCAATGATTGCTCGAGGCTCTTCTTGATGTGCATGCACATTTCCGCAGCCTTCAATGGTCCGAGGTCGAGTGGAACTTGGAATACTACCGCATCATGCACCTGATTCATGAGCTCGATTTGACCAAACATGTCCTGATTGTAGTAGATATACTCGAATCCCCATTCGTTTAGGAGGTCTCCGACAGAACTTTGAGGGATGAAGCTATACGCGGATCTGAAGAGATTATCGTCCCATCTGTCTCTGAACTGACAGCGACGACCAAAGAGGTTAGTAAGCGAACGATCCTTGTTAAGCTGGTCTCTGATGCTCGCATGCCACTGTTTAATACCGGGATAGCTGAGGTAAATTCTATTGATAATGTCTGAAGCTTCCCTCGTTGTAAGTTCATAGTTAAGAGCAAACGTTCCTGCTCCAACGTTGTAATTGAGCGCGTGATTGGCACGCTTTCCCCAGTCTCTTTCACTCCATTGCCCATTGCCAAGCTCGCAGCTACCTTTTTCTCTGCTGACATCTTTTACATCCTTCCCTGCGATCAACGCATACGTTAGTGAGTGAATGTCCACTCCATCCTCGAAGGCCTTCATCATCCTTGTTTCGTTCGCAACGTAGGCGACCACGCGGTTCTCTGCCTGACTCAGGTCATAGTGGAATAGGATGTAGCCGGGGTCTGGATGCATGAGTGCCTTCATCTCTGGTGTCAGGTTCTGCATATTACCACCGGTGAGGAAGATGGTCTGACTACTACTCATCCTACTCCACTTCGTCCCAACTGGATGCCAGCCACAACGGATGCGATTGTCAGGGTCGATCTTCATTTCGTAGTAGGTTGACTTCAGCTTCCCGAGGTGGCGCATCTCGATTATCAGACTGGCTTCCTGTGCACCTTTCACCGACAGCCGTTTCAATGCCTTAGCGTCAACGGTCAGTGCTCCGTCTTTGTAGTATGGACTGAAACCTCGGTCGATGTAGAAGTATTTCTGGAGCTGTTTGGACGAGTTTATGTTGATTGGGAATCCACAGAGGGTGTAGAGGTACTGGTACTTTTCCTCAAGATCCGAACCCGCCTTCTCAGCCGCCTTCCGCATCCCTTCCACATCGATAGGGAATCCTTTCTCACCAAGATATATAAGTGGCTCAATGAGATTCCGCTGTCGCTCATACGCTTCAATGTTTCCACTACGTACCAAGTCTTCCCGTAGTTTCGGGAATGCCTCAACAACGACGAGGCTGTCAAGGGCACTGTATCTCCAGAATCGTTCGTCGTTAGAGATTTCAGCAGTTCCTGCATACTTGCTATCCTCCTTGTAGTATGGCTCCTTCGTATAGAGGGATACGATGGTAGCGAGGTCCTTTGCGAAGTCAGGGAATAGGGTAGCCATTGCTAACATCGTGTCTTCGACGTTCCTCATGCGGAAGCCATACTTCCTCATACCATGGCTTGCGTCGAAGAGGATGTTCTGGTTCCACTTGCACACGTTCCTGTTCTCGAGGAGCCTACCGAGGGCAAGCATGATCTGGCTCTCCTGCCAAGGGTCGAAGTAGTCACCCTTACTGTAGAACAAGGGAATTGACATGCCATCCTCTTCCGACTTAGCAAGGGAGAAACAAACCATCTCGTAGGTTATACGGGAGGTCTCGATGTCATATCCGACTCGGTCAAGCTTGTTGCAACTGTTGATGTAGTCAAGTGCCTCTTCGAAGGAAGGCTTCGTCCGTATCATGCGGATGGGAAGGATGATGTTTGGAAACTCGCTCTCCTCCTTCACCCGTTTCAGGTCGAAGCTTATATACCACTTGTTGAGGTATTGGCTCGGGACCTTCTTACCTTCCTCGTCAACAAACCTTGAACCCTGTTTTCCGCTCCCACTGTGGAGGACACTGGCCGGATGGAAAGTCGGGATAACCTTCCTGTCCTCCAGTCCCTGTGCAGTCGAACGGAGTATGCTTCCTCTACGTTTAGAGATATGATATAGTCCAGTGAGGACAAACATCGGTACGTTGCCGAGTGGAACGAGGACATTAGCCGTACACGCTTTGAGGCGGGCAAGGAGCGCGGTCTCCTCACGACGGAAATCCTCCGATTTGAAAACACAGTTCCCTTTCTTGTCGAACCTTATGTGCTGGCTGATGTCATTCGACGTGGGTGATGGACGCATCTGCATACAGTTATCGAGGTAACAATCACTACGCAGGATGCCTGCACTGTGCGACAACTTGTCCAACAGCTCCCCTGCATCTCCTACGAACGGACGGTTCCGAGCAAGCTCGATCTTACCCGGTGACTCACCTATGAAGGCGATCTTACTGTTTGGTGATCCTTCGAAGTATGGCATTACTCCCTCCCAGTCAACTTGTAGTATAGTCGCTTCATCAACTGCATGTCATAGTTCGCGTCATGCAATGCTTCCTCATTTATCTCAAGTCCGAGGAACTTTGCAACTGTCGCCTGTTTGAAATCAGGCAACTTCGGCCGATCATTTAGGATCTTCGCCATTGCAAGGTTCATTACGTCGATTGGAGGAAACCAGAACCAGCTTCCGAAGTAGACATCTCCTTGTCGTTTCCACCACTCACGGAGGAAGTCGTAGTCGAAACGAGCATTGTAGGCAATGAATAACATCTTGTCAAGCTTATCGAACTTCTTAACCTGCTTCTCGAACACAGCCTCGAGTATCCTTTTTGCGTCCGCTGGTTTCGGATATGATTGTATGTCTCTCATCTCAAGTCCATTTACCACAAGTGCTCCGGGATCAACAGCGGCGTTTGGCAGAGGCTGCATCGTTACACCAAACCGAACCGTTGCGCCTGCCTCATCCTCAATCTCACCTGACACTTGGATCGGGCAATGACGGAGTGGGTCGGTTCCTGTCGTCTCGATGTCAATAAAACAGAGCTTCATATTTCCTCCTCAGTACGACGTGTATTGTCCAAGCACCCCATTATACACCTTCAGGATGAACCTGTCCTTGTATTCCTCGCTTTGCTCGAATCCGATGCAACGGAGGCCGCAGTTGTTCGCTCCAAGTATCGCATTACCGCTTCCGAGGAAGGCGCTGATGATGAGACTACTTGGGAAGCAAAATGTGGAAAACAGGTCAGCATACATATCGATTGGTTTCTCAGTAGGATGCGATTTGTCTCCAATGATATTGTATCGGAACTCATTGAGGCGTCCTTGGCGATTGAGTACAGGTACACCTTTGCGACCGTACAGAAACGGCTCGTATGCGTTTGCGAGATGGATGTTTGGTGTCCGTGTGTTTCCATTGTTTTTACTCCATGTTCCGTGAACACTACTAACTTCAAAGCCAGAGACACGCATTGCCTCTACCGTAACTGTGTGCCAAGGATCCATCGCATACCATACGATGAGCCATCCGTTTGGCTTGAGCTTCTTGTAGGCAAGTCGGAACCAAGTAATGAGTTGCATTGCATAGTCAGCCTCTGTCATTGCCGATTTCTGTCCAAGGAGTGCCTTCATTTGATCCGGCGTTGTCTCAACTACATGACGAAGCTCGATGTTGTAGGGTGGATCCATCTCGAACAGGTCGACCGATCCATCTGGGATACCGTTGGCACCTTCCTCGAACGCATTGATGATGTAGGAATCAACGAGCTTCTTCCTGTCCGCATCGGTTGATAAGGTGCCAGACTGAACACGCTTCGCCAGCTCCTGTTGGAGGATGCCTTCCTTGATCCGACCGAGTGCTTTCAATGCCTCCGTCTTATTCTTCATCTGACCAAGTTCAGGAATTGCCTCGATTGCGTCAGCCAATGCAACTTCGTCTGAGACGAGTGTCTTGCTTTTGCCAAGTAGCTTTGCGGCATCAGCCATGCTATACCCGGGTGCGTCAGGACTGGTACTAACCCTCTGGCCATACCTCGCCTGCTGCAAGCGAAGTACCTCTGCGGTGAGAGCGGCCTCCTCTGCATAGTTCAGGTCCTCCCTCTGGATGTTCTCGATTAGCTCGATGACTCGGTAGTCAAGCTCGGAGAGGTTACTCGGGAAGATGCGACAGGGGATCGAACTTACTCCTGTAGTATCTGCAGACATCTTGTGGAAAGCTGCAAGACGACGACCACCCGCAAGGAGTAGGTACGTATCATTATCAAGTGCCTTCACTGCGATTGGATGTATAAGGCCGCTCTCTTTGATGCTATCGATGAGTGAGTCAATATCCTTGTAGTCTTCACGATACCGATCACCAGGGTCGATCAACTCGAGTGGGATGTTCTCGAGCAATGGCTCAAACTTGTGGTTCATCCTCACCTCCAAGTGCAAGTAATAGCTGTTCGAGTGCGTCCACCTTCATGTTTGCGTAGTCCAACTGCATCGGCTCCGGCGCTTTCGCTTTCTTTGCCTTCGCTGGCTCCCTTGCTACATTCCTTCGGTTGCGTCGGATGTCTTGGATCGTGTTGACGAGCTCCTCCTCCGACATTTCCGACACACTCGCCTTCAGGGTGAATATGTCCATTAGTCCTCCAATAGATCCTTTGCAGTCATTTTCCTCTTCAGTACAAGGGATATGACTGTTGGTGCATCCTCCTTTAACATCTCAACGAGCTCCTCGATTAGTACACTGAATAGGACTGTCTTGAGACCATGTGGAACGTATCGCTTCAAGGCGGTGTCCTGCTCCGGTGTGATGTCTACGTTGAGACGCGGCCTCCACTCGCTACTTCGGCTCATCCGTCACTCCTTCCTAATATTCCGTAGGATACGGATATTTCCCAAGGAACACCATTCCTTATTCCATGAATTACTTCTTCTTGCATGCCTTTCGTAAGTCCTCCAGCAACAAAGATGACATCAGACCTTTTAACAAGTTCTCGGTACCCTTCGAGGAAATGCCCATCTTCTTCCTTAAACAAGGCTGAGTTCATATGAGGACATATAACTGCATAGCCTTGCTTCCAGTAGAACTGAGCTACCTTCCTCGCCCTCCATATGTTTCGGAGCCTCGTGAATAGGGAACCTCGATATGGTGCACAGATGAATGCAACTTTCATAATGCCTCCATTTATTTAATGATGTGCGCCTTGCCCACCCATACGCACTTGCCAGAACCGATACAACGTCTGTGGCTCAGCTATCTGGCTCCCACCGATGGCCTACGGCTTAGTGCCGAGGCTGAAACCGTTTGATGAAGTTCTTCCTTCCGAACTCCGGATCATCATCGAGGCCGAGGACGACCCACCCCTCATGCCCGATCATTTCGTCGATATCAACACCACCACGGCTGAAGTCGATTCCGAAACACGCATAGAAGTCACGACGCACCTTCTTCTGTGTATTCGCCTTCTTCGGATCGGAGTTCTCAACCAAGGAGAAGTACTTGGTAAAGTCCTTGAATTCCGGATCACTCGGGTCGGTGAAGGTAACTTCGATCCGTTTCGCGTCAGCATCATCCTTCTTCGCGCCGAGTACGGCCGACACGATGCGGAGGTGTGCTTCGGTATCATCGTCACTTACTTTCGGTTCGTAGACGTCTTCGAGGTTCTCATCAAGGAACGTGCTCATTACTTCCTCCTACGTTGTACGTTGGTTGTGGTTGAGGTGGAACTGCCCTTTCATACCCTTCTTACAGCTTCTTTCTTATCTGAATCACTCCTCCTTTCTCAGTAAAAGGAATCCTTAATGTATAATCACTTCCCTGAGGATCGACTGCTGTTATAATAAGATGTGTTACTGGATCTGGAACAATCACATCTACGATAAATAGTTCTGTCTCTTGTACTATCTGCTCACTCATATTTTACCTGCTTCCGGAGTATTGGTCGCCAACAGCTCCTTGAAGTTAGGCTTGTTCTTAAACTTGCGACCTGCCTTGGTGAACAGCTTTCGGAAGTCCTGTTCCTCATGTGTCTGGAGTGCACTTCCTCCAATGCGCGTCTCCGCCTTCCAGGTGCCTTCCGTATGTACCTGCAATTTATACTCTGGTCCTTTCGAACCATCTTCTACCCTCGTAATGTACTTCTCATCGAAAACGAGTGGAACTTTGTGTGTCAACTTTCCTGCCATGAGAAGGCTTGTATAAATCTTACCTGTCACCTCATCCTTTTCAAGTCCAATGTGACCTGTTACGACAACATCACAGGGAAGTGACATTAACTCACCAAGCCAATCAACAGCAGTCATCTGTTGTACGAGGTAGTCTTGTAGCTGAGGTACACCTCCTTTCCTTGATTTACCTCCACTGTCCTTTCCTGCCATGAGGATTGCGTACATCATTGAGTCAGACCATTTAGTGCCACTATCGAGGAAATAGGTACCGACATGCTCAAAGAACTTCTTCGCCTTTAATTCATTGATCTCCCTCTCCCATTCACGGAACATGATCGGCTCAGACCATCGGTCAACCTCAAATCGGTCATCGACGAGGATATCACCCCGCTCAATACTTGGTTGGAGCGATCGTGTCTTAGTCCCACCGGGATCGAAACTGTGGATTAGGACGGGGAGAACGCAGGTAGCCGCCATACTTGACTTGCCAGTACCGAAGTCACCGTACAACAGACAGTTGTAGGAATCCTTCCTTGCACTTGCCTCGTACCGTTTCCGTACCTCTTCAACCTTCTTTGTTATCTCGATGAAGTCCACTCGCTCCTCCTATTCTCGTTAGTCAGCTTCGTTCGGAATCTGAACGAAACTATAGAATTTCGACCTCTTCCAATTCACTACCATCATCTGTATCTAATAATGATCGTTCAACAAGACACTGAACAATTCTGTCCAATGCAGGTCTGTCAAAGGAGAGTCTACATTCGATAGATGTTACTTGTCCACTATCTTTATCCATGAATGTAATCTCGAATGACTCATCCTTTCCTTTAATCAGCGCTCTTGGAAAGTCAAACCAGTGCTTTGTCGGTATCAAGGTGTATCACCTCCTCTGCTTCAGTCTCAAGCTCTCTTGGATCCCAAAACTCTACCTTGTACCCGAGTGGAGGCTCGTTACAATGTACAAGGGGATTCTGCCAGATAACGCAGTAGTCACGGAACGGGCATCCCCAATACTTGGAACACGACACTGGATTCATAGGGAATGCCTGAAGAACAGGATCTCCAGTTACTGCACAATCAAGGTCTTCAAAGTCCTGCTCAAGAAATTCATACCATACATTCGCAGTAAACAACCATGCATCCATCCGTTGCGGAGACATCTTGATGAGGAAACGATTAAACTCGATGTCCCTTGCATTCGCAACGGGTTCTCCATCCTTCTTTAACTTAGGTGCATTTGCAGGACTGAACCCGTCAATGTATACCCCTCCAACTTTGTCGCTGTCGTACAGCATATGGAGGACGTGACTGTACGTTCCAATCTGCATCGACAGCGCCCACTGGTCCATCCATGTCCGAGTTATCACCTTTCCAACACCTGCGGTCTTCCGTTCGATTACGCTCACCTGCCCACTTGCTTCCTCAATCACATTGTCGATTTTGAAATAAAGGAGTCGAAGAGGGCTGTCACAGATTGGAACTCGCCCAGCAACCTCAGTGTGTAACACCTTGAAGTCATCGTCGGAGTAACGAACAACGTACTCCATGAGTCCTCTCCAAGCGTTGTCCGGTGTCTTAGGCTTACGGAGGTCCTCATCCTCAGCCGCGTTCGGAAATGCCACTCGGTACACCTTGAGGAACACTTGGAATGACTCGACGAGGTTCTCCGCGCTGTAACCGTGCTTGAGTAGGTGTGCCATAGCAGCATGCCAGGCCGATCCAAACACCAAGTCTACACTCTGCTCCTCCGCCCTCCATCCAAACACATGACGGTAGAGGAATAGGCGAGGACAGGTCATATAGTCTTGTAACTTGGTGCTGTCAATTACCAGAGACTTTTCGTTTATCACCTTCAGTCTCCTTCGCAGCTTTTTCGATTCGTTCCCTTTCGAGTCCCTCTGTTACTGTCCTCTCGAGTCGCTCAAGCTCGAGTGGCATGTTTACGATACAGGCATTGTGGTTCATCCCCTTATCTCTCATCCGATTGAACACAGCGATCTCAACCATCTTTTGCAGTGTCCTTACGTCGCTTGTCATCCGCACCTCCGTTATACTGAGACTTTGATTTTGCATTGTGAATATGCCATTCCCTCAATATGTGTCCCATGTGAATAGCACAGACCTCCAGCGGTTCCTTCTCACCTGGCAGTAAACTTTTAGATGTAAGGATGTTCTTTCTCAGATTAGTCAGCATTCCAAGGATTTGGAAGTGCGTTCTATTCCGGCTCTGTGCCCATGTCATCTTCTTCACTACTCGCTCCTTCCAAGAATTTGACTGTCCTTGCTACGTACCTATTCCTCGCCGCATCAAACACGAGGAGATTGACTTTGTGGAACTGCTCGATTAGGATGCCCGCCGCGATTATGCTTATCACGGACATACTGGTCGGGAGGAGGAAATCCTCGGCATTCGCCCTGGCCAATACGGGGCTGAGCTGTCGGAACATCTTGCTCGTGTTGAACTTACTCACCTCCCCATCGCTCAGATAGACAAGCTCACCGAAATGCTCCGCGGGAGAGAAGTCATGGGAACTACGGTTTGTGATATAGACTTTGCTCATTCATTATCCTTCCTTTCCTTTATCATCATTATGCTTGGCTGATGCGGGACGCCCTTCGTCGTTAGCTCCGGGTATTCGATGAGTGCCCACCAACCTATTATTCTATCTGTCCAGTAGTTTGCGCGATCCTCCGCCGTCAGCCCGGTGCCTGCTTTGAACAGGCTACGACCACAACGCATCGTGATTGCACCGAGACGGTCCTTCCCTCGCTTGTATATGTCGAGCTCCTCATGGATGTTTAGGATCTCGAACCATTGTTGTTCCTTCGCCTTCCACTTGAGGAGGTAGTTCGACTTCTTTTTCTCATAAAATCCCATTGGATCTCGGAGAATAAGGCCTTCGTAACCAGCCTTCTTCCACTCATCTCTTTGAAAAAGAAGAGTTTCTTCACTTACTTTCTCAAGGTAGTAGATGTTCTCTGCCCATACAAGAAAGCTGAAAATCTTTCCAATCCGTATCCTACGTTCGAGTTCTTCCAGTCTTGCAACTTGAGGCCAAGGATTTACAAGATCAAATATGTGATACTCGAGCTTTGCCTTATCATTCGTCCTGTGCTGAGTCCTTGCAATACCACTGATCTCCTGAAAAGGCATTCCGTGGTGGTATAACTCACCATCGTATACACCATTAGGCAACTGCGAGAGCTCGTTCTCGATCTCGAAGAAGTTGAAGATTGGGAGGCCTGTGCTCGACCGCAACGTAGGAGTCTTACCTTGTTCGACTGTTGCAATACACCGTACTCCGTTGTATTTCGGCTGGATGATGATACCCTTCATTCGTGCGTAGGCTCGCTTGTTCTCGAGGTACGGCTTGGCTAACATACACCCGGTTCGTTCGCGCCTCATTTGAGGGCTCCTTTCTGTGTCTTTCAGTGTCTAAGGAAGGGAGCCTTTCGGCTCCCGTTCCTCAGTTTCACTCTCTGTAGGCCAGCTTGCCGAGCATGTGAGGTCCCTACGGCCTACGTCGGGCTCATCCAACTCGGATTCTGTGAGAGTGTTACTTGCCAGCAGCTGCTTTCTTCGCGCGGATCGCTTCCTTGATACGATCCATTTCCTTGGCGAGATCATCCTCGGACATGGTACCGAGGGATGCGATGAAGGCGCCGACCGGATCCTTGGTCGTTGCGGATCTGGGCATTGCAACGCCAGGCTTCCAGATTGCCATCTTCTCGAGCACCTGCTCGATCGTCAGAGCGGCATTATTGAGGTACCGACGCGCAGCATTGCCTGCATCGGTGGCCCACTGACGTACCGCGCTCGAGTCGACTACATCCTTTCCGAACTTCTCCACACGATCCTCGAACGAGGTTCCGAAATCCATGTCGAGGATTACTTCACGACCTGTCTTGGGGGACGTCACTTCGATTTTGATACTCATTGCTCACTCCCTTTCTTTACTGCTTGTTGTGAGTTTGTTGCTTCCGGAGTTTCCGGCATTGCCTTGCTGGTATCCAGCATAAAGTCGTCTATTGCACCTGACATAACGTCGTAGCTATGCTGAAGTGATCTGAATTCGACTCTTTGTATCCGAAGTTCTCTGATCATTTGAGATTGATTCTCAATACGAGATTCCAATGCCTTGACTTTATCGTAGGATGTTTCGAGGCATTCGACTGCAGACTTCGCTTGATCAGGTAAAATCAGTCCACTCTCACTTGCAACCTGGAGGAGAGCTATTGCGTCGAAGTGTATCTCTTTGCCAGTCACAGGACGGCTCCTTTCGTTGTCGTTTGGTACGTTCAGCTAATATAATATATTCGGGTGTCGAAGTCAAGAAGTATTTATGGTGCATCAAACAAACTTAGTTCGTCCTTGTCGATGTTCGTTCAGATTCCGAACGAAACTATACAACTTTACCTCCTTCCTTTTGCGCCGCCCAAGCGAGGACAGCCTTCACGCACTCAGAATGCGAACATCTTATGCCCGTCAATTCAGCTGGGCATTTCTCCATATCCGGTTCAAGTGGGCAACGTTTACAAGCATGGACTATCCACGACACGAGCTTATCCCGCTCTGCGGTCACGGCGGCGAGGTCGCCCTCCGCTTTCTCAGCGCGGGATTCGAGTCTTTTAATTTTCTCTTCCATGCGCAGCAAGAAACCAGGATTGTTCTTCTTAAATATCTTTTCTGAATCATCAAGCGTGCTCATTTCCCCTCCATCTCTTTGCGGGCTTGATTCCGGTTCTCTACCCATGTTCGCGCCTCACTCATCGCAAAACCGCCTTGTTGTGGAACCATACCCTTTTGCAACAGGTCGATTGCTTTATCTCTAATTTCAAGTTCCTTCTGCGCGGCGGCGAGTTCTCGTTGTAAAATCTCATGTCTTGCCGCTCTTTCACGCATCACCCGATTTGACAATTCCGCTTCTTCATCGTGAGCCTTTTCCGCTTTCTCCAACCGATCGAAGAGGGAGAGAACGAAGGCTCTCTTCTTGTTGGAATCAAAATCCATCCCAAGGCACGATTCCTCATGTTCCAGTTCTTCCCACTCCTCACGTGCGTTCATTTCCCCTCCAATTCGCGCCGGGCTTGGGCGACGTTGGCTTCACAAATAGTAGTTTCTACTTTTTCATTTCCTCCAAGTCCAAACATCGTATTTGCTACATCATGAACAGCTATGCAATGCGCCCGCTCCATCACCGCGAGTTCCTTCTGTGCGGCGGAACGTTCGGCTTCACGCTGGTCAACAAGCTCCTGATTTGCCTTGTTAATTCTTTCCGCTTTCTCCACCCGCTCGAAGAGGGAGAGGAAAAGGGTATCGGCGTCAAGGATGTTCTTGTAACATCCATCGATGCTTACCTCGGACTTCATGCGGGACTTGATTTCTTCCCACTCCTCACGCGGGGTCATCGGGGAGCCTCCATTAAAACGACCCTTTTGTTAGCCGGAATCATGTTGATAATATCCTCCATTGAAGGAGGATCGTTCTCGCCCAAGAGCTCTTCCAATAGCCGTGATGGGTTGGCAAATTCATGTGTCCACACTGAGCGTCCCAATGATTCCTCTACCGCTTTGTGGAAAGCACTAAAGTCCATGCAAAGCAATGGTTCTTGAAGTTGAAACAATGCTACCTTTTTCGCATCACACTTTTCCCACCATCTTGTTGATGCGAGAGCAATTGCCTCTTCTTTTATCATCGGGAACCTCCTTTACGAGATGCCATAATTCAGGGCGCATTTTATAAATGCTCTGAGCTTCTACATAAAACATCTGCCCGCTAAATCTCAATGTTCCGCGGACAGGGACATCATAGGGTTCCTCTTCCTCGATGGTTTCAATGAACTCCAAGACATCCCCCTCATACCACCATTCCTCTCCGTGTTGAAAGCCGCGCTCGAAGGTGGCTCCGAGAATATTATCCGTCCTCTCCAAAAAAGGGAAAGGACTCCACGCTACGTGGCCATAAGTGAAGTTGATGCTATTCACTTGTTCCGGCAGTATCACCGTGCCGTCCTTGAGCCTGATGCGCTTATCCCATATCATCGGGAACCTCCGCCTTCTCTTCCGTTGATGTAGGTATATTGAATAGCCTCAATCACCACGGGTTTCTTTCTGTACTTTGTCATCACTTCACCCCTTTCTTCATCTTCCTTAATCGCTCATATTCCATGTGAATTTCCAATGCTTCATCGATCATTTTCGTGGCTTTTTCAATCGAGGTGATAAAATTAACGAAGTTGTCTTTCCCGGCGTTTTCGAGTTCAAAGCGAATCGCCCAGATATGATTATGTAGTGCCCGGTTCAACTCTTCAACCTCGCCCTTATGCTTGATGCTTTCAACGAGTGTCATCGCTTTACCCCTTTCTTTATCTTCGTGAGTTCATCCCGCATCGTTTCGAATCTCTTGTGTAACGCATCCAGTTTCGCGTGCATCTGCTTCACCTGCGTGGTGTCCCTCTCGACACGGCGGAGGCGGCGGTTCATCATCTGTTTCCATTCCGCCTGAGCCTGCGCGGAGTCGTAGGCGGCGTTGCCGAAGAAGCGGGAAGTGTCAGAGCCAATCCAAATAGTGAGAGACTCGGCAAAGGCTGACTTGGGAATCTTGGTTAGGTCTAACGTGATTGTATCCCGCTCGATAACCTTCCCATCGGGAAGGACAACGTAAATCTGCTTGGGCGCGGGAGCCTCGACGCGGATGGGATGCTTGCTCCATGTACGATCAATGCTTTGCAATAAGTCACCCACAAACATGAACGCCACAAAAATAGTCAGGGCGTACAGCATGTATCGTTCGTACCAGCGCATTCACCGCCTCCTCTTAATCAGTCCATCCACTCAACGGTCGTTTCGGTGAATCATCAAGGAGATTTTTCGCATTTCTCCGCTGACATTTATGGTACATCTTCTTAAGCCAACGCCGCATTGCCCTACCAATTCTGGTGGGAGAATGAGACGCGATAGGAAGTTTCTCTGTGGTTGCTACACGGGGCATTCATCGCCTCCTATTCCTCGTAGTCCACCGGTTTGATGGGGACACCGTTGTCGCGGAGGAACTTCTCCATGAATGCTCTTCCAGTACCTTTATGATAACGCCTCATTAATCCATCAAGGACAACCAGTAAATTCCCGTTCTTTTCATATTCCGCACTCACCGTCACTCCCGCTATCTCCTTGACCCAATCCTCAGGAGTGAGGGGGCGAAGATATTTCCCATGAACGGCGTTCTTCCTTCCATCTTCCATTTCGAAATAAACCCATTCCCCCTCTGTGCCGAGTATCTTGCGTGGGCCAATAAAGTGAACAAGGCCATTGTTGAAGTCAATCCACGCCCATTTCCCCGGTTCCGGCTGCCACTTAGGGACGATGGGAATAGCGCGGAGAATCCAAAGACCGAGAGAGCGCCCATTATACGGAGTCCTGTAAATAGTCTGGTCTACTGAATTATCTGTCCATTCTCCCTTTCGGTATTCCTCCCTTTTCTCCCAGTACTCGAATCGTAAACCCTTGGCTATTTCTCGGCACGATTCCGATATCGGCAACGTACACGGTTCCCCCTCGACGTGCTCCGGCTTGCTGTCTATGAAATGTGGTTTACTTGCGCGGTCACAGCTTACACATGGTTCATCCGTTATTCCGACTTCGGAATACGCACAGTCTTTGCATGTCCTCTCCGGCTTCTCCACCGGGAGAGGGCGCAAGTGTTCGGCGGTTGTCCAAGCGCTGACCGGCCCAGTACTGAGGCAATATGGACACCAAGTTCCATCGTACCGAAGGATTTCTGCTTCTCCTTCTGGAGCGCATTGCCTATGGTATCCGTCAATTCCATCCCACCATACCTTTTGCCCCACCTCGAACTTTGAAGCATGCACAGACTCCGTTCCGACCGTTGACACAGGTTCTCCGGTGTGATATTTCTTCTCGTGCTCTTTCATGATGTTCGCCATGGCTGGGACGACAGTCGCCTGAAAATGGTAAAATTCACTGATGCCTTCGCGCAGTTCCGCGACTTCCTTTTCGAGCGGTTCAATAGCCGCATCGATGTACTTGATAATCTCTTGCTTAGTCATCGGACTCCACCTTTCAGTCTTTCAATCTCCCACAACGGCACCGTCTTGAATACGTTCGACTTACCCATGCGGATATCCGCCATTCCATCCTCATTCGCGTGTAGGAACATCACCTTGCGTCCGTGCCATTTCACCATGTCGCCCTTGTGGATATCGTGGAACTCGGCTCCCTCCTTTGTATGGAGTAAGAGCCATATCATGATTGACATCGTGACTGCAAAGGCGATGAGGAGATAGATGGTTAGCATTACGATTCCTCAGCATGAGCGAAGTATCCTGCTTCATATCCTTCTTTATATGCCTGGGTGCGAGCCTCCGTAATCGCAGTCTCCATACGATCCTCGAAGGCTTCCTCAGCCTCTTTGCGTCCATCGCTATTGCCATCTTCGTATCCATCTGAATTGGCAGAATCGATTTCCGCTTCAACCTCTTTCTCAACAGCGCTGAGTGAGAGGATGTAAACGTCGTGAGTTGCCTCGTCATCTTCAAGTCGAATGGCAATTAAGGTGTCAGCGAGGTCTAACTGGTTCGACATGATTGTTAGACGTTCGTTGAGCTCGGCAATAACCGCAGTACGAATTCCAAAGAACGTTGGTTCACCCTTAGTCAGCATTCTTGGCTCCTTTCAATCTTGTGTAGTTTCGTTCGGAAACTGAACGATGCTTACTTCGACCGTCTCAACGCCTTTAACCAAGTAGCTTCACCCTTCCTCTGTTCCCTTGCAACTGCGTGAGGACAGGGGCGCTCCTCCCTCTTAAACCCGAGTCCATCCTTCACGAGGACACGAACGGTGCCACGTCCGTAGCATAGGCTACATTTCGGAGTACATCTTGGGTTCTTGGTTTGCTTGCTTAGCCAATGGTCAAGTGCTTCGCCAGCTTCTTTTTCTGTTACCATTATTCCTCCTCCTCGAGTTCCTGCTCAAGCCCATCCTCATCCGCTTCGATGTCATCGAGGAATCCACCAACTCCAACCTGCTCGCACAGGTCGTCGATGTCCTGTTCCTCTTGTATGGTCCTGCGTCTGCTCATTTTAGGCTCCGTAGAAATTTTACAGCAACGTGAGCCATCCAAATGAACTGTAGGAGTGACTCAATCTTTGTGAACCGTGGGTCATCGGATGTGAGCGGCATTCCGTCCTTTCCAAATAGCTCAATTCCAATCGAAGTCTGCCGTAGCTCTACTTCTGCATCTCGTATTCGCTTGTCAAGTATCAATATAGTTCTCTTTATGGGTGACACGGATGAGCTCCTTTCATCGTAGCCTCACTTTACCTTAACCACAATGCCATCCTTGAGAGTCGCCTGCGCATACCATGTATGTGGTGCAGGGTAGTGCGGACCCTCGAGGTACACTGTACCATTCTGTACGTCCTGTCCGAGACCAGGATTGAAACAGATTACCTGCTGGCCCTCAGCGACAGCTTGTTTTAGTGCCTTCTTCGTCTTGAAGTTCGTGCGCGTGTACATCAACGGCTCCTTTCATTCTGATGGTGCTTTGTTCATAACGACGTCCTCAACGAATGGCGTGTGTAGCTTACCATCCTCCGTTTCAACCACCGCAACCACTCGACCACCTACGACTCGGTATGTGTGCAACCAGCCACTGAAGGTGTCTGGGTTCTTCCACAGGGTCATCTTGAAGGTGCAAGCTCGGAGCTTCATCTTAGTGTACCTTCCATTCGATAATTACCAGACTGCACAAGGACACCTCCATTAGCTGCAATATTCCTTGTTCTTATCCTAACCTTTGTTTCCTTTCCTGTTCCAAATGAGAAACAGAGGAAGTCATCCTCTGGCACTATTCTATCAATCCTTCCTCCAAAGGTGCCAAAGTTATCCTTTAGGAGTGCTTTTGTAAAGTTCCTCATTTTGTTCCTCCTCGTGTTGCGTGTGCCTAAGCCGTTGCGCGTTTCGCACCATTACCTGTTAATGAAACAGGTGGTCGCTACCTCATTCATTATCCTATACTTCGTTTCGAGTTCTTCACAGAGATTGTCAATGTCCATCTCCGATGCAGTACGGAAGAACTCCTCAATCTCTTTGCCTGTTTCCGAATCCTCTAACATACCTGCCTCCGTTTGTTTTGGTTGTGTACCTCCAACGTTCATAATATAACACAAACCGACCGGGAAAGCAAGCAGTATTTGAAAATACTCACCCGCCGCTTGGCGTGAGCTCGTCCGGGAGGGATGCGAAGTCGTTGAGGTGCTCGTCGATGTTAACCGTTGGTGGGTCCTGTATTGCAGGCTCAGTTGAAATATCATCTGAGTCCTCAATCTTGCTTTTATTGTTGCTTGTTGCGCACTCAATCTTTTGTCTTAGTCCAGGAGGTTCCGCTTCTCTCACCTTCACAATCCGTGCTTGTTCTGCAAGTGCCATATCAATTGCCTCATTCATAACTCGCTTCTTTGCATCAGGTGTAAGGTTATCCATGTTTGCTGTCTCGCCATAATTATGCATACTTGCGCCAGCTATAAGTGGGCGAGTGAATGCCGAACTCCGTGGGCGCTTGACACCTGATGGACTTGGTTCAGCCTGTAATGTACTGAATCCCTCCGCCTTTAGGAAAAATAGTGCATCCTCGATTGAAGGAATTCTTTCTTCTGGCGATATATTTGAGTCCTCAACGGCCTCAAATATTATTCGCACTATATCACTGAGCTGCCCATTCGCGCTTCCTCCATTCTTCCTAATCACAAGCACCATATGTGCAAGTAATATTGGATCAAGACGAGAGGAAACAACGAATGCCTTGTTTCTACCTCTTGATAGGATGTTGAGCATAACGGCCTCCGTGTCGCGGTGTGAAGTGTACGGGTAATATAACACATTGGAACGGCAAAGTCAAGCAGAATCGTCCAATGTTGCGAAGAAGCTGTGACACAAATGACTACGTAGTTATAGTCGTAGTCCGTAGTCCGTAGTCGTAATCCATAAACGCACCCCTCCCGTAAGATTGAAAAGGTACAAATGTCTGTGAAGGAGTGTATGAGGTTGAGGAGTGATTGATGAGTCTCTATATTATTTATTTAATATATTTTTTTTTTATAATACCTTAAAGAGCACCGGCTCATGTGATGATGCTCACGTATTCGTTTTGCCCCTATATACGAAGGGGTATGCGTTTATTGACTACGACTACACCTACAGATTACATGTTTACGTGTCTACACGACTACAAATGTGTCTCGCAAGTCAGCTTCGTTCAGATTCCGAACGATGCCAACCGCACTATGTCTGCTCGGTGCGTTGTGGTCGAGGAGCCTGGTGCGTTATTGTTAGCGAGGCTCGGACTTCGAGTGACGTAAGAGCCCAAACCCTTTTCCATGCGCTGATATACATAAGTGCACCAGCGCGACGCGTATGCAAACGGCGTGCCAAAGAGCGCAAAGAGGCAAAATTAAATATAAATAAATCGTTTGGATTTACCGAGGTCAATTGGTTATACTACCATTGTTAAATTGATACAATGTAATATTGGAGGCGACCACCGGATTTGACATTCCTGCGACATCGGACAATAACGCGAGCTGGTGCACATCTGAATACCATCGAAAGGGTACGCAGATGCCTGAACAAACGGTCATCAAAGCGAGCGAGCTCGGTAACTACACGTTTGGGGATGATGTACATTATGTCATCCCAATCGAGTTCACGGTGGACGGGGTAGCATGTGCAGTTAAACTCGACCTGAAGTACGGTGGAGCGCCGTTGTCAAACGTCATCGGGCAGTGTAACAGAATGACGAAGACCGATTTTGGAAACGTGAATCGGCCGACCACGAACGACGACGAGGCCAAACGTGCAGTAAAGGCCGAACGCATCAGAAACTGGAACAAGACCGGTCAGTTAGTGCCCATCAGTATACTCGACAAGGGCGCTCCTGCAATGACAGATGCGGAACGTATTAATGTAATGAGCGAAGAACAGCTTATTGCAACAATGGCACTCATTCAAGAACGGCTGGATGCAGCAAAGAGCACTAAAAAGGGTAAGTGAAGCATCGTGTAGTAAATTGAGTACAAACAATGATGTGCACCAGCTCGCAATTAAATTGACCTGCGTGAACGTAGGATGAGAGGAGGATGTGCAGTAAACGTGATGGTGCACCTATGGGAGGCAGAGGCCGCCTTATGGGATCTGACGTTCACGAGACAACGTGAGTAGCAAATCCCCAATTCGTGCCAGTTTCTATGATGTGGCGAGACCCACGTTCCTCGTTCTCTTCGTTCGGATTCCGAACAATGCTGCCATCGTTATCGCTCACCACGGACTCCGCGGGACTTGGGCAGGTAGGATGTAAGCGTTGTGGCTTCCGGCGCAAATGCGTCTGAGGCTACGATTTCCCTTGACAAGTGTGAACTGTTGTATTATATTACCCGCTACAAGGGCGAGGACACGTTTATCCTCGTAAACGACCTTGCGCCACATTTGATTGGATTCTACAATGAGGAACAAGTACGATCGGATTAAGATCCAAATAGACGGCGACTCGCACTGGGTTCCTGTGCATCATATTGTATGGTACCATCACTGCGGAGACATCCCACCCGGATGCGTAATTCATCATATAAATGGCAATTCACAAGATAATAGGATAGAGAACCTCTGCTGTTTGTCTAAGGAAGACCATGTATACTTGCACTGTAGTCCTCTTAGTGATCGTACAAGAGACAGCTTAATGAAAGCACTTGGAAGAACGAAGAAACGCTGAGGAGCTAATGGCACGTATCGCGCATCCGAACGACCGCAAGTATAAGATTGAGGCACTGTGGGATCGCCATCATGAGATGGTACGTCTCATCCTCCTCGGACGCGGGAATAAGGAGATAGCTGAGCGCCTCTCCGTCACGCCGCAGAATGTGTCGGACGTGCGGAACTCGCCCATCGTACGTGACAGGCTGTCAGTGTTGCAGGCCGCGCGGGATGCCTCGACGGTCGACATCGCACGTATAATCCAGGAGGAGGCGCCGGGGTGCATCGCACTGTTGAAGGACGTACGGGCCGGACGGGAAGAGGCGAACATCGGCCTCCGCGTTCAGGTCGCTCAGGACCTCCTCGACCGGGCAGGACACGGAGCGATACGAAAGACACAGGCAGAAATCGTCTCCGCGCACCTTACGCGTGAGGACATAGAGGCAATCAAACAACGTGCGCGAAGCCTGCGCGAGACGGAGGTGGTTGGATGAGCAGCTTGCAAGATGGATGGCGGGTGGGTGTGCAACGGCGCTTTCGTTTTTGGTTCACTGGGGCTTTTGCAGTTGCTGTTGCTGTTGCTGTTGCTTTGGCTCTTGACATAGGTGTGTTAGCACAGACAAACATGAGTCCTTATGTTGGGCATGGAGTAGCAACTGCGATTAAGACTCAGCAACTTACTCCAGGTGCTCTACCCTATATTAGCGTTGTTGGAGCCAAGACAATCTGCTTCGAGTTTAATCTCCTCGGTACAATTGATTCAACTCTCATTCGTTTGGAAGCCGCAAGTGATACTACGAAGGGATGGACGATACTTGATGGCGCGCTTCAGTATACAAAGTATACAGCAGCTGGCCATTATGCATACTACACTGATACAGCTGATGCCTTCCGTTATTTCCGCATGTTTTACATCTCTTCTACTGACACAAGCGCTCGTATCAATTATGTGACATGTAAAGTTGGGTGGTCAACCGTTAAGTAAGGATAAATGATGCTTACACGATTGTGCATGCGCAACATCCCCTCGCTCATCCTGTGGGTGCTCCTCCTGTTTGGCGTGGGACGGGCGTTCGTGGCGGCGCAGACCGCACACGGGCAGAAGGTCATCCCTCAACTCACGGACGCGGCGAGCATCAGCAAGGCGGCGGTCGGGGATACCCTATTGAAACAGGGTACAACCCTGATAACCAAAGCACCGAATGGTAAGCTTTCTGCAAAAGTGTATTCGGAGCCCCAATGGTCTTCCATCGACGTGAACGCGGAGGGCGTGGTAAAGGCTGGTGGGTATGCCATTACCTATATCCCCGACGAGGCGACAGCAAAGCTGGATGTGCGGCGCGAGGCGGATAGCACTAAGGTCAAGGAATTCTGGACGGTTCCAGACAATAAAACGACCAAGCTCTCATGGATAGTTAAGACCGACGCGAAGGTAACGTGGGACGACAAGGGGAAGGTGCTATCGTTCTCGAACGGGGCAACAGTTCAGCCGCCAATCGCATGGGACGCGGACAAGAAGCCAGTTGATATTGATGTGAAGTTCGAGAACATGATATTGACCTACACGATCAAGGACGGTGCTTACAAGTATCCTTTGATCGTTGACCCTACGACAGTAGTAATAAACCAAACTCATGCTGGATTTACAAATGCCTCAAGTGGTGTCTATACTGGTGTGCGGGATTCAACGACAAGTAGTTATGCATATGATAATATTCCAATGGTGGGGCAAAGTCTTGTCGGGGAAATTTATACTGTGTATCGTGCTTTTTTTAGTTTCCCCATTCCGGCTGGACTTGCAACTGTTGATGCATGCTCCTTGTATGTTTATGGAGATGATAATCAGAGTGTAACTGATTTCAACATTATCATTACTGGAGCGAATGCCGTAAGACCTGTTATATCAAAGGCTGATTTCGTGCGATTTGACGGGCATACTTCATCCGGGGCTTATACCGGCATGCACCGCTTAAACATCCCCTGGAATTCAGCATCTTATAGTGCCGGATGGAACAAATTGATATTTAATACAGTGGGGCTTGATTCAATTAAAAACGCATCCGGTGATACTTTATGGGTCGCCATGATTTCTCATAAAGATTCGGCCTCAACAGCACCCAGCAATTCCGAATACGTCAGATGGAATAAATTAACAAATTCACCCTATATCTCCATCACTTATGAATCCTCTGCTCCCGCCACTCCTCCAATCGTCACCGCAAGCGCGGTCTCGGCTGTAACCGGAACGACGCTCACATTCAATGGGGCTGTCAGTGATTCAGGCGGGGCAACTGTGGACTCCGTGCGGGTGCGATTCCGAACGGGAGCATTCTCGGATAGCATCATGACCGTCGAGAACACGGCTGTAGGGCTGGACGCCTTTACCATCGACATCACCGGGCGAATAATAGGAGCGACGTATACTTACGAGCTTGCCGGACGGAATGAGGCTGGATGGGGCGACTACACCGAAACGCTCTCGGTCACGATGGACAATGTGCCGACTGTTACCAATGTCGGTGTCGCGGTATCCGGAGATTCCGTGCGGGTATATGGAACCATTACGAGTCTCAACGGAGCGGATGCTGACAGCATCGGGGTCATAGCAAAGGTAGGATCGACCCCTGCGGTAACTGACAGTACGTGGAGCGAGGCGCGGGCTATCTCGGCGGCGGACACGTTCAGCGTGTGGGTAAAATACGTGGGGCCGGGAGTCCATTACCATTATGAATTGTGGGCGAGCAACGCAGTCGGGCGCGGATATGGCTCGGAAGGACACTGGCCGGTGACGCCTGCAACACAATCTCGACAGGGTATGTTTAGTGGAGGTACTCGAGGAACAAAGTCTTCTGTTCGTGATGCACTTACGAGGGTGTACTAATGGCTAAGTTCGGTATGGAAAGCGAGAGTAACCTTGCGACTGTAGATCCTGAACTTGTACGGGTGCTGCGTACCGCTATCCAGATCAAGGACTTCAAGGTCATCTGTGGGCATCGTGGTGAGGAGGCACAACATGAGGCCTTCCTTAGTGGTGCCAGCAAGCTGGACTGGCCGAAGGGAAAGCATAACTCCTTACCAAGTAAGGCCGCTGATGTACGTCCGTGGGATCAGACAACCGGCAAGGCTGTACCCTACAGTAACAGTGTTGAGTACGCGATGCTGGCTGGCGTAATTCTGGCCTGTGCACATCTACTTGAGGTCAGGGTGAGGTGGGGGCACGATTGGAACTCGAACATGTTGACAACGGATGAGCAAGGGAAGCTGGTTGATATGCCACACTTTGAGCTGTATTGAAAGGATGGCAAGTTGACACTTAGTCCGGAGATTACAGCCGTTGTTATTACAGGCATTGTCACACTTGGCGGAATAGTTATTTCGGCATTCCTCACAAGAGGAAAACGGGCGGAGGATGTTGTATGGTCAGGTGAGGAGAGACGAATGACAGGAACATGTCCACTGCACTCAGGTGTAGAGAAAACATTGGAGAATATTAAGGAGCTTCTTGATGATTCAAAGGATGCACAGCGTCAGCTTCGGGATGAGGTTATTCAGTTGAGGGAAACATGTGCTGAGTTGTCAAGGCAGGTAGCAGGCTTTCGTAGTTAGTTTCGTTCGGAATCTGAACGAAGAGAACTTAACTGTCACTACACGGAGGAAGCGATGTTCAAGGGATACATGACTAAGTTTGGTGGGGCTCTTGTAGGAGTTGGTCTGTTTCTTAGCCAGCTTCCTCAGGATGTCGCAGTTGGTACGTACAATGGAGCTGCTGTGACCATTGGGCACTTAACGATGGCCGTTGGTGCGTTCTGCACTATCTTCGGATTCAGAAGGGCGATGGAGAAGTAGATGGCGCGAGTACTGCTGGAGACAGAGCTCACGAAGAGCGAGAGGGATGCCGGTCTCGTCGCAATAGGCGAGATGTCGACTCTGTCTCCAGATCAGATAGTGGATCCCTGTCTGGTAGCTATTGCCGCTTCTGGGCTTGCATCGGATATAGCAGATGTTGAAGGGTTACTTGCTACACCATCCTCAAATACGACAGACAACGCAAGCGCACGTGATGTCACGGGGAATAAGGAAGATGGTATTGTACTCTCCATATTCGAAGATCAATCGAGTCTTGCAACGATAACAGCGAGTGGGGAAGAACCAGCAACACCACTTTCGAATCTCTCAGACGGCAATTCAGCAACACCTTGGGAATACTTTGCTGCTTATCCGCACTGGATAAAATATGATTTTGGCGTGGCATTGGGGAACATCAAAAATTATGCGATGCTCAATCCTACCGGAGCATTCAAGTCTCCAAGAGATTGGACACTCTCTTGGTCAAACGATGATATTTCATATACAGTTATTGATACTCGTTCGGGCGAAAGGTTACTTAATGGAATCCCAAAGTTATTCAACTGCCAATATTCCGTTGCTCCTTGTAGATATTGGAAATTTGATTTTACAGCAGGGAATACTGCTGGTGGTATTCGTATTCATACATTGGAAGTATATTTAACGACATTGCGAAACATTGAATCCATCGAATCCCTTGCCAAGTCCACGCTTATCCAGTCCCTTGCGATAAACGTGTTGCGGAACATCATCGGAGAACGTGACTCGGTGTCGGCAACAGCGGTGAGCGATGCGGAGTCGGCGATGTCATACTTGAAATATTTGGTCACAATGACTGAAAGTATAAAGACGACCGTGGAGGCATTATAACATGGCGGAACACATCATCGAACTGACCGAAGAAGAAGAGGCGCTGCTGCAAAAGCTCATCACGATCAGCGGATCGAACGAGAAGGAGATCATAAAGTTCCATGCAAGGAATCCATTGATCTTATCGATCCGTCGAGGGCTTGAGACGAGGTGTGCGGAAGCACTTCTGACGATGACACTCGATGAGAAGGTTTCGGCAGTGGAAGCCTTTATAGGAAAGGAGAAAAAAGGTGGGAATCTCGGTAGCACAGGTACCTAAGTTGGTAGGACATTTTGCGTCTGAGTTTATCAAGAAGGCAACAAGTCCTGATCAAAAAGCTATTGTTTCACATATCAATGCAATGAAGAAAAGAGAGTTGGAACATCCGATAGATCCAAGATTTAAGTGGACAGATATGCCAGTAGAGAGACCAGAACCATTGATTCCGAGTGCAGAGGAAAAACTCAAGCAGAAAGGAAAGTAAGATGCTGAAACCATCGACAAACATTCCCAATTCAACGATTTCTACTAAGACTGGCCTATCCTACGCAGGTCTTCCTGCAAGTCTTGTTGAGAAGTATACTGAACCAAGTGGTACTGTCCAGAAATGGCCTGCAAGCCAAGTCAATCTTCCTGCTGATGCTCCTGCTCTACAGCCTGCAATAATTGGGCATCTTGGGTCTCTCAATCCTCAGCCTGCTCCTGCTATTTCAACTACTGTACGAGGACCTAAGTCAGCTGCTGATAGTATGGATGCCGGAACAAAGAGCGCAAAGAATTATGTTCCATTCGCACAGGTAATAGAGAGGAGTAGTACTCCATTGCCAGGAACAACTAAAGTAAATGATGGCGCTAATTATGGTGTTCCTGGAACTGGATTTCATGAGCGTCCTATAAGATCAGGAGGTTATTATGTAGACGAGAAAGGAAATAAGATACCTAAGTGAACGAGCGCTTTTCCATAGCAGCTGGATACGACTTTTCACCAGTAGAAGGTACGGTGGATGGTGCAGATGTTGATGTGCCTGAGATCGTAGTTACACAGGCGCTTGTTGTCGAAGTTGTACTCACTATAACTGGTGATGGAAAGGAGAATGCCCTTGTTACCTTGACAGGTGATGTAGTATACTCCGATACGACCAATGCCGACGGACTTGTTGTATTTACTGGCGTTGCAGATGGTGAGTACACGATCACGGTGGCGCAGGATGGATATTCGTATTATATCGATGAACCAACAGGGGAAGTTGCAGGTGAAGATCTTGTAATAGGTGGGATCATCGGAAGCGAAGTTACGCTATCAGGACAAGTTGTGGATGGTACTGACGCTGGCATCGAGGGTGTGCTTGTCACAATTACAGGTGGTCAGACGGATACAACGGATGTTGATGGCAACTGGAGCATTGGCCCTGTCGTTGACGGAACATACACTGTGACGCCTGCAAAGGCAGATACTGAATTTATTCCTACAAGTCAAAGCGCACTGTCAGTTGCTCGTGCTTCAATAGTGACAGATGACTTTGTAGGAGTTGGTTCATCTGGACTTGTGCTACATTGGCCACTCCTTGGTGGCAGTTCTACGGATGCATCAGGGAAAGGTCACGATGGAACGATCAGTGACTCACTTGCTGGTGATATGACAGATCCGGCAGGGGTTACGAACAATGCACATACATTTACAGGTTCTCAGTCGGTATGGATCGCTGACCATGCGGATCTTGACTTTGGAACTGGAGCATTCAGCCTTGCCTTTTGGGCATGTACGACGAACGGAGGCGCGATCACTGCAGGGCCTGGATCGATTGTCGGGAAGAATAAGGTTAGTGGGGTGAGTCCTGCAGGTGAGTACAAGTGGATCCTTGGTGTGGATGCACGAGCAGCATCAAGAAACATCCGACTTTGGCAGGATGTATCCACTACGTATGTGACTGCGTTACTTGCAATGGCCGAGATGGCCTCAGGAGGACTTGGGACTGGTGTATGGGCGCACTTTGCCTTTACAAGGAGTGCAACTGGTGTCTGCCAAATCTATTATCAGGGTACTGTACATGAGCTTCCGGGAGATGCATTTGTCGCAGACTGTGCGGCCTCATTCAGTAATGATAGGAAGTTCAATGTCGGACTGATGGATGATGGTACAGATATTTATGGTTGGAAGGGTGGTATTGCCCATGTTCGTGTGTACAAGGGATATGTACTGACTGAGAGCGATGTAGCAACACTGATTGCCTTGAAAATTTGAGGACACTATGCCTGTTGATTGTGGATCGAGTGGCCCATTTCTATATGTAACTTGGTATGATACATTTTGGGGATATGCGGCTCAGTACAGAGTTACACTCGGAAGCTATACACAGCTTATCCCAGGTAATCAGTATAATTCTAACTATATGGGGCCTTATGAGGGTGTAATTGGTCGACCGAAGGTGGAGAAGATTGATGCAAATGGTAATGTAACAGCATCTGTACTTGGGCCACTTTCTTCCGGGATTACACCGGGAGTACCAGAGGCTGCTACTATAATTGAAGGTACATCAAAGACTGGTAGGACATGTACTGTTGATGTAACTCTTGATGATTGGGTAAACTTTCCTACACAGTATCGACAAATTGTGAATGGAGTTGAAGGTGGCTGGGGACCTGTTCCTTATAATGGACTGTATGAAGCACAGGAATTAAGTATTCCTATTACTGGTATGAATCCAGCTACAGGTAATACAGTACAGTTGGAGTTTTCCAATGGAAGTGGAAGTGCAGTATCCAACGAGATCACTGTGACTACCCCATCAACTTGGCGTGTTAAATCAAAGCTTGTTGATCCAGAGGGTGATCCAATAGTAGGTGCTCCGGTAATTATAAATGATGTTGTACTGACGACAGATGAAGATGGAGAGTTTGAGACTGAGGTTCCTGATGGTGATTACAAGATCGAGCCTCCTGCGTATGGAGCCTCTTATGGTGTAAAGGATGTGCACACATGGTCATAACTAAGTACATATATATTGCAGGTGTACTAACTGATGCGGATAGCATTGTGCTTGAGGATTTGACTGCTACCTTTGGTGTCAAACGAACGGATACAGATGAAGTAGTTGTTCCTTCTGGTACTGCTATGACAAGAGTCTCAACTGGTGTGTATACATTGACTGTGACAGAGCCACAGGCACATTTAACATATGAATATTGGATGAAGGTTAACTTAAGTGGAGTAACATTCTACTCAGGTATAATAGACACCGCACCTATTGTGAAGGGATACACTATTGTGGTCGGAACGGAAGATCCTCAGGCTGTAAAGTATGACTTGCTACTGGAGCAGGGCACTACCTATGTAAGAACATTTACATGGGTTGATGCACTTGGAGCTCCTGTAGACCTTACAGACTATTCATTGCGAATGCAGATTCGCCCAAGTCCTGGCTCTTCGGAGCTGATTGCCTCAAGCCTTGGAACTGTTCCTACGATTGTGGTTACGAAGGTTTCACCAGAATCTGGAGGTCAGTTTACGATTGCAATTGATGCGACGACGACGGCAGGATTCAACTTCACAAGGGCATCATATGATCTTGAAGCATTCCTTACAGCTGGAGTAACGGTACATCGATTATTGCAAGGTGCGGCTATATTATCTAAGGAAGTCACTGTTCCATAGGAGGTGTTGGATGGCATTTACCGTAACGACGATGACATACCTTGCAAGGAAGAGAAAGATTGCACAGGTACTGTCGTACATCAATGAGTTGAATGAAATCAATGAACAAGCGGAGAAACTTCGTGTTAAGCTTGTGTCAGATGGGCAGAGTGATGCGGAGGTTGGAAGTTCGGTTAACAAGGTACTGGCCGCGGCAGGTCCTCCGTTGGTCACAGCAGCGACAGACCTTGCCGCTTGTGCAGGTGATACGATATCGGATCGGGCAGTCAATCTGCTCAGCAGTCTGGCCGGGATTGGGTGGTCGTACCTTCTCGAATGAGGTGAGGGATGGCAGCTGTAACGACAATGAAGTGTAGTGCAAGAAGGACTGCACTACGGCAAATACAGGCGCTCGTGAATGAGCTGATTGCGCTTAACGAAAGTGCGGATCGGTTGCGCGTACAGCTCCTCGTGGCAGGGCAGTCGGCGGCAGAAGTTAGTACCTCGGTTAACTTTGTTCTGACTGCTGCTGGACCGGGTACTACAGCAACTACTGCGGCTACGGGTGATAAGATTGTTGATCGTCTGATCAATATGTTGAATGCGAATGCGACGGATACGAGTGGTCAGGTTGGTTGGGAGTACTTGGCCGAATAGTTTCGTTCAGATTCCGAACGAAGAGGCAATATGATTGATATTCGATCCGATCCTGAGATAGCGGAACTCCTCGAGCGTTGTTACAACGATACGAAGGTGTTCGCTCAATTCTTCTTTCCTGAGTACTTCTATCGACCATTCTCGACACTGCACGATGAGATATTTCGGTTGATTGATGATCCGAAGGAACAGAGGATTGCAATCGCCGCTCCTCGAGGATTCGGGAAAACATCGATTATCAACATGGCTGTTCCGGCCAAGTCAATCCTATTTCAGGATAAGAGGTTCATCGTTCCGATTAGCGCAAGTGCCGATGCCGCGGTCGAACAGGCGGAGAATCTCAAGGATGAGCTTACGTCGAATGATCTAATCGCTACCTTCTTCGGCAAGATGGAGTCATGGAAGTGGAGCGAGAAACAGTGGATCACCTCCAATGGATGTAAGATACTTCCACGTGGTGCAGGGCAACAGATCCGTGGTAGGCGATATAAGAAGGATCGGCCCGACTTAATCATCGTGGATGACCTCGAGGACGATGAGGCGGTTGAGAGTGAGGATCAGAGAAGGAAGTTAAAACGTTGGTTTTTCAGCTCCGTCTGTAATAGTATCGCAAGGGATAGTAAGGACTGGAAGATCATTGTAATCGGCACGATCCTACACGAGGACTCACTCCTCCAGAACCTGTTGGATGATAGTGAATGGACAAGCATCCGACTCGACCTCTGCGACGATAACTACAACAGTAATTGGGAAGACTTCATCTCGACGGCCGAGGTGAATAAGATGGTAGTGGCCGCGAGGGAGCGTGGTGAGCTTGGTATCTTCTATCGTGAGTATCGGAATATTGTAATTCCAGCGGAACAGGCAGGGTTCCGTCCTGAGTATTTCAAGGCATACATGGAGACAGAGGAAGAGCTCAATCGTGATCCGGACATTGAAAGTATTGTAATGGCTGACCCTGCCAAGACTCACACTGAGGGAAGTGCAAACACAGCTGTCGTAGGTGTTAGTATTAATACCAAGACAATGAAGGTGTACGTTCGGGACGTAGTTGAGAAACAGATGTTTCCGAATGAGCTGTATGACGAAATGATTGATATGGCAGATCGGATCAAGGCCCACGTTCTTGGACCAGAGGTTACCTCACTTAACGAGTATATTATGTATCCTCTCCAGCAGGCAATGATGGCGAGGAGAAAATTCTATGAGATCGTTGAGGTTAAACCAAGGGACAAGAAAGCGAGCAGAGCTGCCGCACTCATCCCACTCTACCGGACTGGAATGGTGCTGCACAACCCTGCTTGCTGTGGGCGACTTGAGTCCTCCTTGCTATCCTTCCCTCGGCCGAAGAAGTGGGATGTTATTGACTGTCTATCGAACCTAACGTATGTACTTGAATATGGTGATAGGTATTTTACAGGAGTACACGAGGACACTCCCGAGGCAATTGAGGAGGAGTATGCCGAACTTGAACAGGAACTTGAACCTGCCCTTGATGACAGGTGGAAGAGGGTCTGATGCCTATACTGCTCGGAGGTAGGAACACGTTCATTCGGAATACAACGCCACTAAGTTCGGCGAAGTATCCATATACATATCCATTTGGACTCAAGCTCAAGCCGTTGACGCCCGTACATGACGCACTGGTTACGACGGTAATGGGACTTGCAAGGGACAGTCAACAGGCGATGTCAAAGAGGTATGATAGCTGGAAGGACATCGATAAGACGTTGACGGCCTACATACCTACGGACACGGATGAGAAGAAGGTGATCGCTAAGGATTCGAGGAAGCCGATCTCGATTGTCGTACCGGTATCCTATGCAACCCTTGAGACACTTCTAACGTATATGGTTGCGGCGTTCCTCGAGAACCCGATATTCAAGTACTCCGGTGCAGGGCCAGAGGATATGATTGGTGCTATCCTCCTCGAGATGGTGGTGGATAGGCAGGTGCGGCAGTCAAAGATGGGACTTGCCTTGCATACACAGTGGAGAGATGGACTGGCATACGGACTTGGTGTAGTAGCACCGGTGTGGAAGAAACGGATGGGGTATCGGTCGGTGACAGGTGAAGGTGGACGTGAGCGGGTTCCCGCAGTGCTGTTCGAGGGAAACGATCTCATGAACATCGATCCATATATGTACCTACCCGATCCAAATGTACCAGTGCATAAGGTACAAGAGGGTGAGCACGTTGGATGGGTGCAACGGACGAACAGGATGCAGTTACTGTCTGAGGAGTTGGCTAATCCAAGTATGTTCAACTGCAAGTATCTTGCACATATCAATGGACCGAGTACACTGTTCTCCAATCAGTCACAGCGTGATCGGTATGGTGTCAGCAATCAAGCACAGACCATGACGAACTCGAACGTAGTGGATGTGGTATATAAATATGTGAACCTGATTCCGAAGGAATGGGATCTTGGGAATGGACAGTATCCAGAGAAGTGGCTGTTCGGCGTCGCAGGGGATCAAGTTTTGATTAGGGCTCAGCCACTTGGTCTCGATCATAATATGTTTCCAGTAGCGGTATGCGCGCCTGACTATGATGGGTACAGCGCGGTGCCGATCAGCCGCCTTGAAGTCATCAATGGGTTGCAAAGGACGATGGACTTCTTGTACAACAATCACTTTGCTAACGTGAGGAAGGCCATTAACGACATTCTGATTGTTGATCCTGAAATGATTAATATCAATGACCTACTCGATCCCGAAGGTGGTATCCTTGCAAGGTTGAGGAAGAAGGCATGGGGACGTGGGGTAAAGGATGCCGTCATGCAACTCCCTGTTAATGACATCACGAGACAGCACATCCCCGACGCGAACTTCGTAAGTGACCTCACGGCTAAGTATAGTGGTGCAACGGATGGCCTTATGGGCATCAACCGTCATACGAGTGAGAGGGTTAGTGCAACGGAGAGCAGGGACATCCGTGGAAGTGCGTTGTCTCGGTTGGAGAAGGCTGCTCGCGTGGCAGGACTTCAGTCAATGTATGACCTGAGCTACATGATTGCCAGTCACACTCAGCAGCTTATGGAACAGGATCAGTATGCGAAGATCCTCGGCACCTGGGCTGAGCGCTTACAGGAGGACTTTGGTCTTGCTGATGACCCAAGGCAGATGGACATTCGGACTGGTCAGCGAATACAGATAACACCTGCCGACCTCCTGATTGACTATGACATCGTGATGCCAGATGGGACACTTCCAAACACAGGTGATCCTGCACTCTGGAAGGATGTACTCCAGATTGTTGCAAGTCAACCCTTGTTACTTGCTAAGCTTGACGTTGTACGTATATTCAAGCATTGGGCAAGGATGAGTGGCGCAAGTAATGTGGATGACTTCAGTATGAAGGCAAGTGTCCAACCACAGGAACAGATCGATGCACAGGTACAGCAGGGCAACCTCAAGCCAGTGGGAGGACTACAATGAGCTGGTTTCAGAAGTTCTTCAAGGAGGCTGAGGATGAGGCCAAGCGGCAGGAGGTTGACTACTTCGACCTCTCTGAGGACTTCCGCTCATCTCCAAGTCAGATGTCTGACTTCATGGCATCGGTTATGTGGATGGATATACAGGATGTCATCAAGACCAAGATTCGGAGCCTTCGGGATGACTTGGAGATAACGAGTGAGCATAATGATCTCATCCATCTACAGGGTGAGATCTACTCAATGAAGTTGATGCTCGATACACCTGCAAAGATACTGCAGGAAATTGAAATGAGGATCAAAGAGAGGGAGGAAGGAAATGACTGACATTAACGTGGAATTCAATGCGCTGCGTGGGAAGGCGGAGGCGATCCAAGCAATGGAGGCAGAGCATGCTGCGGGAGAAGGATCCGGAGACGAGGAACATAAGGACGCTGATGGAGCGGAAGCATCATCAGAAGCTGCAGAAGGAAAAGAGGAAGAGTCAACGGATGACGGAAGTGAAGCTTCGTCGGCAGAGGCGGATGGAGAGGAAGCAGCTGAGGGAGCTGAGGAAGCAAGCGAAGGCGACGAAGCAGATGCTGATGACCCAAGAGATGCTGAGATTGCAAGACTGACTCAGCAACTCACTGAGAAGGAAAGCAAGGCGGAGGTTAAGGTAACTCCGGTTAATATAGTAGTGTCGGACGAAGAATTTGAGGCTGCACAGGAAAATAAGGAAGGCCTCATGGCACTCCTCAACAAGGTAGCGACAGCCTCGAAAACACAGGGTAAGGAGGAAGCACTCCTTGCTATGCCTGAGCTGGTTAGGAAAGAAGTTGAGGTAACGAAGGCCATCGATAAGAAGGTTGACGAATTTTGGGTGCAGAACAAGGATCTCAAGCCATACAACAAGGTAGTCGGTCGAATTACGGCTGAGCTACAAGCAGCGCATCCAAATTGGGATCTTAACAAACTCCTGGCTGAGTCAGAGAAGGTGGCGAGGAAGGAGCTGAAGAAACCGAGGACGAAGATCACGAAAACGGATGATGTTGCTGAGAGGTTAAAGGGCAAGGAGAAGGAAAAGGTTGATCCTGCCTTTACAAGTGGTACAGGTGCTCGTGCGGAGAAGAAGGAGCCGAGTCCGATGATGAAAGAATTCAATGCCATGATGGGCAAGAGGGCATAATGGGAATGCTCGCAAGACAGGGGTTTCGCACAAAGCGAGATCGTGTCGTTCTCAATAAGAATGTCTATGTCGAAGCAGATGTTACACCTGCTATTGCGAAGTCGCTTGTTGCCCACGATGTAACGATCAATGGTGGCTTGGAAGTAACCGTTGGAACGATACAACAGGTGATTACACCATTCAAGGACTTTGCTCTTACCGTACAGGACATTGAATTAGATGTTCCTAAGATATTCTACCTTGTCTTTCCCGCTACCTGCTTTATCGTTGCGGCACGGTACTCAATCACGGGAGAAGGTGCAGGACATACAACGGGGTGTATACTGACATTTTCAGATCCATTCGTCGGTATACCTGCATGGGGGCATATTGACATTCCTGCTCCTGCTGACACTGTTCAGTTGACTGGATCTTATGTATTTGGTACCTCATATCATGCAGGAGACATTTGGTTTCGACAAGTAATGGTAAGCCAAGTCAGAACTGTTATCTGCAATGGACTTGGGGCAGGTGATGGACATGTTGACCTTACGTTAGAGTGCCAAACGACATTGTAGATAGAGGAGGAAAGATGGCAACAACGGAAGGTGAGTTAGCGAGGGCTGGTATTGTAATTGATGATACCACTGTGACGTTCACACGAGCACTGGAGGTTAGTGAGGACCTGATTGTACAAGGAAGTCTATCGGTTGGAAATGATGTTGCAATAACTGGTGATTTGAAGGTGTTGGGTGTAATCACCGGAACTGTGCAGAGTAAATACTGTCTGCAGATGAAGATTGAGGATGTCTCCTCTGCTGTCTCTCTCGGATCATGTGTAGTGCCAAGCTTCGGGGGTGGGAGTATCACGAAGATTTGGACTGTGCTGCAGGGGGACATAGGCGCGAGTGGAGGCTCGATTGCAACGCATATCAATGGTGCTGATATCTCAGCGGCCAATGAGCATGACGTTGTAATCGCTAACTCAGCTGTAGCTGGAGATGTAGACTCTGCAACGGTAGCAAGTGGGACGCATACAGTTGCAGCTGGAGACTGTATCATGGTGCACCCGAGTGATACTGGTACGAACGCAGTTGCATTACAGGTGGTTGTGGAAATCACACAAGCTTAACAGAAGGATGGAAGTAAATGGCTGAGAAGATCGCAAGAGATATGGAAAGTCTGGCTACCAGGGATTCCATTCTGCGAATCACGTCTGCTGATTATGACGCGACTACGCCTGGACGGTTGTCTGCTACAGATGATACAGGTGTGGTAAAGATTCGTCCGTATGAGCGAACGGTATATTTTACGACTGCGACGGCCTCAGGTACAATTGAGGCTCGGATGCCGGATGCTGGGCTGTGCGCAGGAAAGATTTTCCATCTGTACTGTGTTAGTGTGGCGAACAGCAAAACGGTTACGGTCAAGGATGCCAGTGGGTATGTTACTATCGGTGCCATGACAACGACCGCGGATGAGATGTTGCTGTACAGCAATGGACTCGTGTGGCGCGCGATCATCGATGTCACAACCTAAACGTAGTACTTGTGAAGAGGAGTTCATCACATGGTAGGAATGTCTTCGATGCGCCAAGCCGCTGGATACGTATTCGACAACTTCATCAATCCAGGTCATGCGCTTGGTCTCCCTCTGATCAAAGGAAAGTGGTTCTTCGTTGATCCTCTGAATGGGAGTGATAGTCGGCCGGGGACGAGTGTCAAGGCGCCGCTGAAAACGTTCTTGGCCGCTTACAACAAATGCACATCGTGGTATGGTGATGGCATTTGCGTACTCAATGCAGGTGCAACAACGGCTACAACGTCATGCGAGTTCAGTGCAGTTCTTGATTGGACTAAGTATGGAATTACAGTATTCGGTGTTGCCGCACCTGTAGGATTCTTCGGACGTGCGAGACTCACAAATGCAGATTCCACAGCTGGAAATGCATTAGCATACCTGATCAATATTACAGGTCAGAACAATTCGTTCTATAACCTTACAATCAATCAGGGTGCAACAGGTGCGACTGCATTGGCAAGTGTGATCGTGGCAGGTAACAGAAACTACTTCTGCAACTGCCATATCATGAACAGCAGCGCATTGGGCATGGCTGAGTTGCTGTGTAGCAGCCTTAACCTGAAGGCCAGTGAGTGTACGTTTGATAACTGTGCCTTCGGAACCAACAGTACTGGACATGCAGCTGCTAATGCACCACTGCAGTTTACCACAACTCAGCAAGGACAGAATATGTTCCGTAATTGTAGGATCTATTCCAAGTCCTCAACTGCTGGAGCTGGTGGACTGAACCTTGTTGGTACGACCGTGATGAATGGTTGGACCACGTTTGATCACTGTATGTTCCAAAACTTCAGCTTGACTGGCGGAGCCAATACTGCGCTGACGAAGGTGGTCATTGGAGACGCTCAGACAGACTGCGGTATCCACATGCACAACTGTGGGGAAGTTGGATGGGCAGCTTGGTCAACGCTGGCGAGCAAGGTGTATGTGAGTGCCAGTGGAGAGACAGCAGCTGGTGCTGGTGGTATTGCGACCGCGCCTGCGGCGTAAGTGGAGGTGAGTAATGCCGAAAAGTAAGTATGCTGCACCTGTTGTACCGAATGTACCTCCAGCAAGTGAACCCTTAGCTCCTGAGGTGGAAGAGGTGGTGGTGAAGGTGAAGAAGGAGGAGACTGAGGAGGAAATGATCGCTCGCATTATGGCTGGTAATGGCTCGAGCGACGAATATGTGGATAAGTACAAGAAGGCATTTCCGGTTCCGTGGAGGTAAACCCAAGTTAGCTTCGTTCAGATTCCGAACGAAACTGACTAACAAGTAAGGAGTTATTGCATATGGCTGACACTCCGTTTGTTGGAATGAGAGGCGCAGCAGACTTTCTTTCCAATGAGGAAATTCCGAACTGGCGCGCAGGCATCCTTCGGCTTATGCCGAATGGAACCGCTCCTCTGACCGCCATCACCGGTCTGATGTCAAGTGAGGCAGTAGATAACGTAACCTTTCACTGGAACACGAAGACGTTACCTACTGGACGCGCTACGATCACCGGAACGTACCGGGATCAGGCACTCGCGGTAGCATATGGCACACCTGCAACATACGGTCTGACCGGCGCCAAGCTGTACGTGAAGATGGCCGAGGCCGACACGAAGTATTTCCTTCCGGGCAACCAGGTACTGTTCCGCGACGCTTCCGATCCGACCGTTGACTGTAATGCGAAGGTTGACACTGTGATCAAGAACGGTGCCAGCTCCTACGTTGCAGTCACCCTGCTCGAGGACGACGACAACAGCTCGTTGGGCTCCATCGTGAATGCTGACGTTCTGTACCGCATCGGTAACATCAACGTGGATGGTGGGTACCGGCCTGATAGCCTCGTGTATCTCCCGACCAGTCATTACAATTATTGCCAGACATGGCGCAACGCTCTTGACCTGTCTCGTCGGGCAATGAAAACGAGGCTGTACACCGGTGATGCCTATCAGGAGGCAAAGCGGGACGTTCTGCAGGATCATGCAATGGACATCGAGAAGTCCCTCATCTTCGGTATCAAGACGAAGGTTACCGGTTCCAATGGTAAGGAAGAGACAACGACTGATGGGCTCATCGCAATGATCAAGGCGGATGCCTCGGCCAACGTTTCCGACTACTCCCTCGACACCGACTTCAGTGGTAAGAAGTGGGTTGAGGGTGGTCAGGACTGGCTCAATGAAATGATTGAGCTCATGTTCCGGGATGGTGACGTTGGGAGCCGGCTCGTGTTCTGCGGTTCCGGCGCACTCCTTGGCATCCAGAAACTCGTTCAGGAATTGGGTGTCTACTCACTCTCCTACAACACCACCAAGTTCGGCATTGCGGTGGTTGAGTGGCTGACCCCGTTTGGAACGATCAATCTCAAGACCCATCCGTTGTTCTCCTTCGAGGAGACGAACCGTTACAGCATGTTGTTCTGCGTTCCGGAGAACATGAAGTGGCGGTACATCACCGATACCGAGTTCCACACTGACAATACGTTTGGTCAGGGTGGCGGTACCGGGAAGGATGGGAAGGAAGAGGAATGGCTCACGGACGGTGGACTCGAGTATCACTTCCCGTCTATGTGTGGGTATCTCAATGGAGTTGGGAAAGACTCTGCAGTCTGATCCCCTTCCTCATTGAGCTGATTGGGGAGATCGCGACTCCCCGATCTAATAAACAGGAGGAACGATGAACCTTCTTGAGGTACGACACCTTTTTGTAGACATTAGTGGTAGGGAGGATTTGGCTTCTACGACAGGGGCGAGTCCTCATGATAAGGACACCGGGGCCGATATGTTCATTAACGCAGGCCTTCGCCAACTCGACCTCTGGCAGGATATTCCGAATAAGATCTCACTCCAACAGGAGCTCATTCCCGCTGGTATTCCTGACGTACACATCGCCAACTGTCGTGGGATCGAGAGTGTGTGGATTGGCAATGACGAAGGATACTGGGAGTTAGATGAGTGGACAATGCGAAGGTACCTTCAGGAGTACGACTCCACGGCGGGAGACATCCTCGCATTTGCTAAGTACAGTGTTGCAGGTGATCCTTCTCTCATTGGGTTGAAGTTTATTCCTCCCTCCGAGGAAGATGTTACACTATCTATTTTTGGACACTTCTGCACACCTGCCTTAGTAAACAATGTTGATAGCAATTACTGGAGCACAAATTACGGATTGACGCTCGTTCACACCGCATTGTTTGTACTCGAGGGTACATATAGGAATAGTGAAGGTGCAAAGGATTGGAAGGCGATGATCTTTGAGGTATTGGATGGGATTGACAAGGACGCTGCTGCGATAGAGATGCCTACAGGCAAGTTGGTGATGGGGAGAGGGTAATGAGGGAATATAGTCTAACCATCGATAAGGCCTTTCAGCAAGGACTTCGGGTGGATCAAAGGAGTCAGAGGGGTGAGGACTTCCTAAGCAGGTGCACTGGATGTAAGCCGAGCCAGTTTGGTTTGGTTCCTGAGGATACTATTACAAACCCCTTCAGTACGACGCAATACAGCGTCTTTCCTTTCAAGCAGCTCCTCCGTGGAAACGCAGTCACGATACTTGCGGATAGCACAAGTCTACAACTTGCAAATGAGCTCGTGACACCATGGGACATCGAGGACGTTCGGCTGTTCGACGCCTACGACACCAATGACGAGGGATCGATTGGGTTCGGAGGTGTCTGGCACCTCGTTGACTTCTGGAACGTCTGGCTACTCTTCAATGGTGTCACATCGGTATTCAAAACGCATCTCCTCGGTATGTATGGAAGTGAGGACTACGTTTTCACTACGGATAAGGTTAAGATAAATACAGGATGTGCGTTTCGAGGACGTGCGTTGTTTGGCGGATTTGATCCACTCAACTATGTAACAGCCGACTGGCAATCATTCTGGGAGCATTGGATTGAGGGAAACTCGGTTCGGTTCCCGAATGCCATGCAGCTTGGAAAGAACTTCGTTTCTTGGACTACCATCGGTGGAGGAGACCTGCTCAATGTTTTCTATCCGAATAATGCTGTGCTCGGTACTATCTCGGCTGACACGAGTCGTGGTGTTGATGACTCGGTTCTGTTCGACCTGTATAAACGAAATGAGCTGGGTTTTATGCCGATGCCTTCACAAGGTGAGGTGATGTGTATTAAGCCACTTGGTGATGGTGTTATGGTGTACAGTTCGGATAGTGTAGTGTACCTGTTTCCTGTTGTTGATCCTGTTCCGACGTTTGGGATGAAGAAGATTGCAGGGTTTGGAATTGCAGGACGTGGCGCTGTTGGCGGAACAGATATGTCACATGTCTGTGTTGATACAAGTGGATGTGCCTGGTCCATCGCGCCCAACCTTGCCATCACACGACTCGGCTACAATGAGTTCCTCAACAAGATTCTCTTTGGTGAAATGGTTGTTTCCTTTGACGAGAATAGGAATGAGTATTATGTATCAGGTGTAACGAAGGATGGACAGGTTGAAACGTACGTACTTGGATCTCAGGGATTGTCTCAATCAAGGGAGGCAATCAATTCCTGTCTCTATAATCGGGGTGAGCTCCTTGGGATAAAGGATGTGACAAAGTCGAATGAAGCACAGGTTAGCACGAACATGATTGACTTTGGTATACCAGACCTTAAGACGATTGGTATGCTGGAGGTTATGGGGCAGGGACTTAGTAATGTTTCGGTATCGGTAGACTATCGATATGATAGTAATGCCACGTTCGTTCAGAGTCCTTGGGTGCATCTCAACAAGATGGGCTTCGCCTACGTTGGGAAGACTGCAAAGGAGTTTCGTGTAAACTTAATGTCAACCAAACCTGAGACACTGACGGTACAGCAAGTCGCTGTCAAGTGGAAGCTCTCAGGTAAACGTTCCATCCGGGGTATATATGCTGCGCCAAATACTTCCAGACCTCGTAGTGAAGCATTGGGATGAGATGAAATCGGCCTTTCGTATTGCGCTCCCACCTAACGTTAAGGTAGATGAGGAGAAACTTACAAATGTACTGGAAGCAATCATCAACGGAGAAATGCAAGTTTGGGGATGTGGAAAGGACGAAGAACTGTTTTCAGTTCTTGCTACTGCAATTGCCGTTGATCAATTCAGTGGAGAGAGGAACCTGCTCATTTATATTATGTATGGGTACAAATTGATGACACAGGACCTTTGGCAGGATGGATTGGCCACACTACGTGACTTTGCTAAGGCCAAGGGTTGTACTTATATAATAGGATATACCTGCGTTCCTCGGATCCTTGAAGTTGTGAAGGAACTCGGCGGTGACACGAGCAACGTGCTCGTTAGGTTGGAGGTGTAAATGGCAGGCACTGGTGGTGGTGCAACAGCTCAGTCAACGATTCCTGACTATGTGCAGAATATGCATGGACTCATTCTTCGTGGGTTCGGAGGGCAGAATAGCAAGAATTGGGAGGGTGTGGTTCAGGGTGGCATCGTTGAAAGTTGCGTTGTCATTTCAGGTGGTGTAGATTATAGTGTCGCTGATGTTCTTACATTGCTTAATTCTGACGCAACAGTTCAGGCAACAGCAGTCGTTGTTACTGTAGATGGGGCAGGCGGTGTCCTGACCGTTACGGTTACAGGTGGAGGTGACACATATAAGAATGAGCATACGAGCATGACTACGGTAGCACCCGCAGGTGGTTCTGGATGCTACCTTAAGGTGTACACATTTAATGACTCCTATGTTAGCTCCGGCTCATATAAGAATGAGCCCTCGATCCTCCGTTTCCTAATCGAACGTGGCCTGACTGATGCAGGCGGGAATCCGTATGAGTCAGCCTATGCCTATGATCACTCAACGGATATGGCACAGGTTCAGGCCGAGGCAGATCAGTTCAAATCAGCCGTTGCCTTGTACAATCCACAGTCTGACTTCGACTCAGCCGTTACAAAGGCACTCACTCTTGCCAGTACATCAACCACGACGATTGATGGTGAGTCTATACTAAACTCAGCCTCTGAACGAGCACTGTCCTTATTCCTCAGTATGCTCAATACATATTCACCTCAGATCACGTCGTTACTCCTCTCATCGACCGAGCAGTCTAAGTACATCGTGAGGGGTGCGGTGACGGAGATGATGAGTCTTGCGAACGAAGTCCTCATCTCCTCCGTTGTTGAGGAAGCGGTTGAGGTGCATCGGACACGACAACTGACCGACCACTTACGAGGAGTAAATCGTTTCGCTGGTGGGATGGCGGACATCAATGCAGTCAATGGAAGTGCCTTCATTATTGGTATGGCTCTCCTCGAGTCGGGGTTCGAGAACAACGTAGCTGACTACCGCGCTAAGCTTATGCTTGAGTTGTACGACAAGGCGATGTCCTCGTTTACGCAGCTCCTTTCTGGTCTCATAAGCGAGATGCCGAGCTACCTCGGTGCACACATACAGGTGCTCCTCGACTCCAATCGGCTACAGGGTGCGACGTTGCTACAGGCTAAGTTGACTGAGGCACAGGACAAGTCTCAGTTTACGGCCGGTGCGATTAACACTATGATGAATGCACTCAGTGGAAAGATTGAGCAGACGAGGAATGTTGCTCTCCTCCAGGCGGACGTGAGTAAGATGAATATTGTGGTGGGGAAGGAACAGGTTGACTCTGACCTCGAGATACTTGCCAAGGAGAATACATGGGATCTCGAAATGTTCCAGAAGGCCTCGAATGTAATCTCAGGGATAAGCGGAGGTGTGGTTGCAATGCCAACTGGCCCGACTAAGATGCAGAGTGCCGTTGCAGGAATGTTTAGTGGAACTGCAAAGGGAGCAGAAATGGGAGCTGCTCTACCATTTATGGGGCCGACTGCAGGCGCAACTATCGGAGGTCTTGCTGGATTGATAGCAGGTGCAACGTAAATAGTTTCGTTCGGTTTCCGAACGAAGAGGAGATAATGTAGATGAACTTTCCATTCTATGATCAGAGAAAGAAACTGATTCCTGGTGCAGGTCAGGTATCCTCGGCCGTGGCTGAGGTTCCCTACGTGCCTCCAATGGCAGGGCAGCTTGCTACAGGTGAACCATCGGCCAATGCGAACGTCGCCTCTAACCTGACGCAGGGTGGAGGTGGTGCTGGTATGCCTGAGGTTCCAAGTGAACCGATCCCTGCAAAGCAGAGTAACAAGTGGCAACAGTTTTCCATTGCTGCAGGCAATGTTGGTGCTGCTATTATGGGAAGGTATCAAGATAGTTGGCAGGCTCAGATGGGCAAGGAAGCTGCATCTGCGGCACAGAATGAAATATTCGGCAGGGCGATGGGACGAGCAGTTGCAGGAGCCTCACTTAGTGAGGACGAGCTCAAGGGACTGTCCGCGGATCAGTCTGCGGCAATCCATAAGGCAGGACGCGAGTCACGGATGGAGAAGCTCGACATGGTTTCAAAGGCAGTTGGTAATCTGGTGAAGATACAGGAGCTTGGCCTTGGAAAGAGAGCAGCACAAGTTGCTGAGGATGCTCTTGTGGAGACTGCGTCCAACAATAAAGCAACGCAAGCTATTGATCGTCAGAAGATTGGTGCGATGAAGGAAGAAGGAGAGGCTAATAGAGCAAGTAATGAACGCATTGCAAAGATTCAAGCAGATGCAAGATCGAATAGTCCAAATGCCAAGGACGATATCGACAAAGCAATCTCTGATGGTCTTGGTATGATGCAGCTCCTTGGTAGCGAATCTTCTGCAGAAGAACGATACGCTGCCTTCGAACGAGGTGTTACTACCTCTTGGAGTGCAAGACATCCTGGAGAACCATTTCCAGCGAATCTCTCTGGATTCAAACCAGAGGAGAAACAATATCATTGGGATCCAGCGAAGAAGATGTCGGTAGATCAGTTTGGTAATCCATACAAGGGAGGTGGCACACCTCCGGGAAAGCCGGCAGCACCTCCCTCATCTCCCTCTGTCTATAGTACAGAGGGTGTTCCAGGACTTTTAAGTTCTGGAGAAGATCTTGCACTTGATGCAGGAGGTGCAGTAATGAGAGGATTAGGTACAACATTTCCTCAAGTTACAGCGGCAGAACTTGCAGCCAGGAACTTCGCAGGAGAACTCGTTCCTTCACTAACTAAGGCCGAGAAAAAAGTACGTAAATTCTTCGGGAGATAATATGCCTAAGATATTCCTTCCTGATAAAAATGTGTGGGCAACTTTTCCAGATGAGATGTCTGCAGAGGAGGTTAATTCCTCAATTATGAGGGACTTCTATGGACAAAAGGAAGAGCCAGTACTTACCGGATCATCCTCTGAAAGGTTCATGAAGGGTTTTAGACGAGGAGCGATTACAAGACCTCAGGAGGAGTACTCCGCAGCTGTAGGAAAACTTGGAGAGTCTCAAGTTCCATCTGAGCAAGAAAGCCTTGGGAAGGCAGGAACTGCGGGGGAAATCCTCGGAGGTGCAGTACCTCTTGTAGCTGCCTCGGTTGGATCTATCTTGGCGCCACCCTTGGCACCTGCACTTACATTAGGAATACTTGCACATTATGGTATGACAAGTATTGGACAAGGCCGACAAGCTGTTGGTTCCTATGAACAGCAGACAGGGAAAGATGTATCGAATACAGCGGAAGTTGTGACCTCAGCACTCTATGGACTTGCAAGTCTTGTCTCAATGAAATTTGGTTGGAAACTCAATATGAAAGCCTTGAATGATCTTGCACCCTCCGCACGGAAGTTATTTGAAGAGCAATTTAACAGTGGAGATGTTGCAGCCTTTACTAAGACATTCGCAACTCTTGGTGTTGTACAAGGTGGACAGTCACTTGTACAGCAAGCAGCATTTAATACAATATCAAGGATTGGATATGATGAGACAAGGTCATTTACTGAGGGACTTGGACAAGCAGCTGCGACTGGATTCGCTACCGGTCTCGTGATGGGACCTTTCGGTGCACTTGCTAATAAGGTTGTAGATCGAGGTGGATTGGCCCATCCAGGTCGACTGTACGATGAAAATGTTGCAGATCCTCTAAGTTTTGTAAAGTCTGAAAAGAGTCTTGGTGTACGCGCTCATGATGCAATAGCGAGAAATCTATCTGCTCTTAATAAAATGAGACAAGAGGGAAACTTCGATTCGGAGAATGCAAACAAACTTAAGAATGCTACACTAAGTCTGTGGGTAAAATATAATCCAAATGATCCAAAAGGAGATATACTCGCAAATACATTACTTGGAAGAAAAGAGTATGGATGGGACTTTCGTCCAAAAGCTACCGAAACTGCTCCTGTTGAAGGAACAACTACAGCAAAGACAGCCCCAGTTGAAAAGAAGCCCCTCACAAGTAAGCAGGCCAAAATACAGTCGTTCATGCAGGTCGCTGAGTGGGAGGATCCGGTTAAGTGGGACGCCGCGAGTACTGAGGTTGAGGGACTGGTCGGTCGTGTTAATATTACGAGTAAGGAGAGGAAGGCCCGGACTGCAACCGTTGGTGAAACGCAACTTGTGTTTGAACACTCCGAGATAACCGGTACTCAGGCCTCTCGTGCTAAGTCAGCACTCACCTTCCTTCAACGGGTTGATCCAGAACTGGCCTCGCACCTTGACGCCGTGCACCTCATAACGCCAGCTCAGGCAAAGCGTGAGGGATGGAAACGGGATCAGCTTGGTAACTGGAATATGAATAAGCCGAGGGAGATTGAACTCCTCGCTATGCCTCTCGAGAACAAGTGGGGACATAAGACGGCGATGTATGTACTCAACATGGCACACGAGGCAAGTCATGCGGTGGACTTTGCCAAGGGTGAGGGGACACCGATTGAGCGTGTAGCGGGGATGAATGAGGGTAATCCTAATATAAATGCACAGCGGGTCGTGGCATTGATGGGAACGGAGGGTGGAAAGGGGTTACAGTTTCAGCACTCCGACCATGTTGGTGAGGGTGTCTCCATCCCAAAGGAGCGTGTACGTGCTCAGGTTGAATATGCAAGGGAGGCTGGTATTCCAGTGACGGGTGGATTCTTCCTTCACAATGAACAGCTTCGTGATTACAACGGTCGTCCAGTCAATGCCTATTACGATCATAAGACAGACTCGATCCATTTCTCTAAGAACGTTGATATTGATACGGTTGGACATGAATTATGGGAACATATGGTTGCCAAACTTGGATTGGATCATCCTGTTGTCCAGCGTGGGATCGAAATGTTTGGAGATAAGGAATCTGCTGGAGATGCTGTAGGTCGATACTATGCGGGGAAGCTTGAGTCACAGGGACTTATTGATAAGGTACGTGCATGGATTTCAGAAGTATATCAGGCTGCTCGATTTGCAATGGGAAAGGATCTGACAGCAGAAGAACTCGTGCAGGTTATCAATCGTAACATGATGCGGCGTACGATGGCTGTGGCAGGTCTCAATCCTGACCTAACAACGGGTAAGCTTTC